TTATTATTCATACTATTTGTCGTATTAACGTCCAATATATACGAGCTCAATTGTAACGGATAAGGCAGTTGTATTTGAACCCAGTCGCCCAAGACGACCACCCCCGAGACCGCGGTACTCTGACTACCCGAGTAAATATTCGTATTAGGGTATAAACTTGCATTTGACGGTGTAGTATAATTCGTGGAAGATGACCATACGGAAGACGTATTGCCATTATTAAATATATTTGCATCAAGTGTTGTACCCGTCGCATACGATACATTATAGCTTCCGTTTGCATAAGCATTGCCCCCCGTCAGGCCCGTGATCGTGGTGGAGTTACCCGTCAACTGTCTACCACTCGGCAACGGCAGGGCCGACACCGTGACCCCATTCTGGCACAACATGGCCCGCGGTACGCCCAAGCCGCCCGTGTATCTAGCATAATCGTAAAACACGTTGTTGGTGTTCGTGCCCTGCGTCGCCGAAAACGGGAAATACATCGCCAATCCCGAGGCATCCACCGCATTGAACCCCGTGCCCGCCACCGACGTCGTCGCCACCTGGAACGCCGTGATACCCAAGATGGAATTCACCGCCGACCGGGAGGACACCGTCAACTGCACCGGGTAGTTGCCCGATGCCCCCACCACAAACGGCAAATTGAACGGCGTGTACGGCACCGTACCCGCACTCACCGCAAACGTAGCTTGGTTCAACAGCTGGGCATTGCCCACCGTGACCGTCAGGGTCTGCGCCGCATTGTACGACCCGTCCAAGGGGAACGCCACGAAAGACAACATGTACGTCGCCTGGCTCACTCCCGACGGCAACTGAATGTTCACCGTCTGAGACACCGTGACAGTGGCCGGCGCCGTCGGCGACGCCGCCGCGGCACTGGTGAATGCCACGCCCAGGTACTGCGTCGCCTGACCCGGCAACCCATACTTGTATCCCGTTCCGTAACTGACATCGGATACGACATAAAACGACGTGCCCGCGACCGAAGCCAACGTCCATCCAAAATTCGCCGTCTGGGCGCCCACCGACACCATCTTCCCAACCGGCACCACCGGCAGATTGAACGCGGCGTTATTCACGGTGACCGGCAAGAAAGCCGTAGAAGGCACCGTCGGGGCCGTCGCCGCCGGTAACGCCACCATGGTGCTGTCAAACGACGTGTATAGGATCATCTCGTAGGGGTCAATCACCGCAAACGACGCCGACCCGTAAAACTTGGTCATCATGCCGAAATTCCACAGTGCCCACACATCGTTGCTGCTGAGAGCCCGGGAGTACACCCGGAAATCATGCATCAGGCCGTTGAAATAGCTCATGCCCGTGCCGTAACCGATAGTATTGTTCGTGTACGACCCGCATTGCGGCCACGGCCCCGTGAACGCATTGATGGAAATGTCGTTCAAATAGTACGTGTACGTCGCGTTGGAAGTCAAGCTGTTGTAAGCCACCACCATGGTGAAGAAATACCACGCGTTGGTCGCCAAGGGGTAATTGGTCGCCGTGTAGCTGTTGGTAAGGGCCGACCCGCTGTCCGTCACCGTGAAATTGAGGTAGCAAGCGGGCTGGTCCAAATAGGCCGACTGGAACGACAACGACAGGGTGGATCCCGTCACCGGATTCGTAAACGAAAACAGTGCCGCCTGGTTGGACTGACTGCCCATCGGGTAAATCCATGCAGCCACACTGAAACCCCCGTTCAGCACATTCGGAAGGGGCGTCGCCATGGTCAACGCGGTTTGGATGCTCACATACTGTTGTTGGGCGGCGACCAAGTTCAGCGCGTAATTGTCCACCGTACCGTCCAGCGCCGACCCGTACGTCGTAGGAATGTTGCTCGTGTAATTGGCGATGCTCGCGCCGTTCATGAGGACCGCATCGGTGATGTTCAGACCAAACGTTGTGAGCCCCAATCTTGTACCGGTGGTTTTGGCATAGTTCACCAGTTGAGTTCCATTTGCCGCGGACTTGTCAAATGAATAGTAGCAGAGGAACCCCGCATAATCTATCGCGTCTATCCCCAGACCCTCGTAGGTGGGGGGGCAGAGTATCTGGATGTTGCCCACGCAAATCTGGGATGACGATGCCGTCGGCGACGTGAATGTGAAAGTGACCGAGGCGTAGTCGTTGGGAAGCATAGTAAACGGCAAGGTGTACCGAATGTACGGCATCGTGGGGTCACTACCAAACGTCGCATTGTACAGAAGATTGGTACGGCCGATAGACACCGTCAAAGAGTGGTTGGGGTCTATCACGGCTCCCGGGAAAACATAAAACGACAAATAACTTTGACCGTAGGTATATCCCTGAAGGACTGTGTTCGCCAAAATAGAACTCACATCTTGGGTCAGGGTCACCGTTTGGTAAGCCAAGGTAGGACTGTTGCACGCCACAAAATACGTATTCACATTGGACGGCAATACCCCCGTATAAAAGATATTGAGGGGGGCGAACACTGTGACTCCTCCCAAATAGTAGGTGGCATCCGCCGTGGCTGTCGCCGTCCAATTGGTCAACGGCGGGTTCGGCAAGGTCAGATTCGGGGTAGACGTCACGGTGGCATAAAAGAAAGGATCGGTAATCTGGAAATAGTAATACGTCTTATACAGCAATGTCAAAGGGGTACCTGCCTGATTACTTGAATTGTACGGTGTCAACGTATAAATAACATAATCACCCTGGGAAACATTGTATTGGATACCATTGGAAGTCACTGTATTATTTTCTACAATCACATTGCTCGTAAAGCTACCAAGGTTCGCAATACCTTTAAAATCTGCCGTTCCAGTGCCTGCAAAACACGAAGAATTGAAACGTGTCAATGTATAATGATGGTATAGGCCCGAAACATCCAGGATGGATTGATAGGTGTATTTGTCTAAAAATAAGGAATTCGCAATCAGGAACCGGCTCACGGTGGGCAACGTGGTCAACGGCGTGGACAAGACAATCGGCGTGGATATTCCCAATCCATTGTAACGCAATTCGCAGTTGTACGTGGTATTGGCCATCAGGTTGCTGTATGTGAACGTGTATGCTATCCCAGTATACGGCATCGGTTTGCTCACCAAGACCCCGTTCAAATAAGCGTACGCATAACTGTAGGACCCGTCAAACGTGATGGAAATGGAATTGCCCGTGATGTACGTGTTGCTGATGGAGATACGGGCCGGCATGAAGACCGATGACGTATCTATAGACGCACTGGAAATGTCCTCCGTATTGAACGGCACCACCGTGTACCACACAAACGTATTGGGCGACGGGTTGGTATCCACAAACGACGTGCTTGGTACGATCCACGGGCTGATGGACGCCGACACGTCTTTGATGAGCGCCGTGTTTCCGCGCTGATCGCGACGGTAAATTTGCACGTCGGCGTAGCTGCCCGTGTACCCAATCGTGTTGGCGAAATAGGTGATGGTTTGTAAATACGCCGACGTCAACGACGGCAACGTGCTCGCCGGGTACAACACCGTTTGCGACGACGCACCGGCCGAATTGAACGCCTTAAACGAATAAAGATACACCGTGTACGCCGACGCACCGGTCACCTGGAACGAGGACCCGGTGATATTGGCCCCGGGGCCGCTTCCGCTCAGATCGGGCACAATATAACTGTAGTTGCCCGTGAATCCGTACGTCACCGTGGTCGCCGTCGCGCCCGTCACGGACACTGTCATGGTCGGCAACGTCGTCACGACCAAGGCCGCCGCCGGCGTTCCGGCGATCCCCGTGACCGGATTAGTGCTACCGTCTATGGAAGCATACGGCACCAAAGTATACGTATACGTGGTGTTACCCGCCACCGTCGTATCCTGGTAGGTGACGCTGCTGTTGGTGAACGACGTCGGCTTCACGGTCCCCACCAACGTTCCCAAGCCCCCGGCGTTGCTGCTCCCGACCGTGCGGTACACATTGGTATAGGCAAACGCTCCCGACATATCCAAAGCCACGTACCCCGTCACGGCGCTGCCCGACACCGCGCTCACCAACCGGGACGACGCCTTGGTCAATATCGGCTGGGTAGATGCGACCAAAGTGAGGGGCACGCCGCTCAATCCGCCGGAGGTAAACGGTGTCACTACATAATTGTAGCACGTATCGGGTTGAAGCGCTTGCGCACCGGACGATGCGTCCAGGTAGGTGGATCCTATACCTTGGTTGGTGAGCAGGGTGCCGTTGCGCGTGACCGACACATGGTGGTAATAACCGGTGAACGCCAATTGGATGGCGCTGGACGTGTCCACGCTTCCCACCGTGAGCGAAGTGAGCATGGGCAACGTCGTGTACGACACATCCACCAACGACGCCGGGTTGGCCACGCCTGCCGCGTTGTACGGGGTGATCACATACTGGTACTGGGTATTGGGGGTCAGGGCCACGTCGTTGTAACTGACCTCGGTCTGGCCCGTGGTGGCGTTCACGGCAGTCGGGAACACCTGCGACGTCAGGGGGACGCCGTTGCGCGTGATGGACAGATAGTCGTAGTACCCCGAAATGTCCAACACGAGCGTATTGGAGGTATCGACGAGGAGAAGGGGTGGCTTCAAGGTGGCCAACGTCGTCGCCGTGTACGTGGTCGGGGTCGCGGATTGGTTCGCCGAGTTGTATGGTGTGATGGTATAAGTGTACGCCGCGTTGGCCCGTAAGTTGGCCGAGGCGTCGGTGTAGAATTCGTTGCTGCACGTGTCCGTAAACGCCGTCAGGTCCGACCGCCGAATCGTATAACGGTGGTAGATGCCGGAAATATCCAAACGGACGGTGCTGGCGGTCACCTGAGCCGCGGACACGTAGCGCAGGAATGCGGCCGTGGTGGCCGTCGCCTGGAACAGGGGGCCCGAGACGTCCGACGCATTGTAAGGGGTGAACGTGTAGGTGTACGCCGTGTTGGTTGCTAATGGACCGTCGGTATAGGAAACCATGGGCGAATTATTGACCCCGACCGTGTAACCGGCCTGAGGGGCAATCACGGTGCCGTTCCGGCTGATGCTCATATACTTGTAATTACCGGTGAACCCCCAGGTGAGGGCATTAGAAACATCGTTTGTGACCACGGCGGTCAACGCGGGCAGCGTGGAAAAGGTGCCCAATGTGAGGGTACTGCCCACTTGGTAGGGACTGTTGAAATACGGTGTCGCCGTGTAAACGTACGCCCCGTTGGACGCCAACGAGACGTCCACATAAGAGGTGACCGAGGGCGTCACCGGGAACGGGCCGTTGCCGCTGAGGTCAGCGATCAACGTTCCGTTGCGGAACAGTTGCACATGGTCGTAGGTCCCCGTCAAATTCAGACCCATGCTGGTGTCGGTCACCGTCCCCAGTCCGGCAAACGTGACCAGGGGACGGAACGTGGTCTGCGCCGTATAATACGCCCCCGAGACGTCGCTGCGACTGTACGGAACAATGGTGTAGCTCAGAGCCACATTGGGAATATTGAGCGACAGGTCCAAGATGGAAATGGTCGTGGTCGGATTGCGATCGGTGGGATAATATTTAATAGGCGCCGGTTGCTCCTTCTTTTGCGCCGTAATGTACGCAAACGTCCCGTAGACATTCAGGAAATTCACTGAATACGACGCGTCCATCACGACCACTTGGGTAGCCTTTTGCAAAATGCCAACTTGATTGACCGTGGTGCCGTTGCGAGCGTATACCGTGAATGAATAGGTCGTGCTGGGGGTCAGGCCCGTGAAGGTATAGGAGCTGTCCGTGATATTCAAGACCGTCTGAGGGTTGGTTCCGCCAATGGCCACATCCACGGAAAAGGGCGAAGCGACGGCCGCCGCCGAAAACCGCAGCTGCACCGAGTACGCCGTCGTGGTACCGAAATAAACGTCGGTATTCAGGTTGAGCGACGGATACGTGGTGCCCGTGACGTAAACCGGCGAACCCGAGACGTCGGTCATGTTATCCGCATAAGGCACGACTTGGAACAGATACGTCGTGCCCGGGTTCAGGTTGTTAATCTGGGTACTGCGGCCCAGCAGCTGCGTAGACGTGGCGACCGGAGGCACCGTGACACCGGTACTCGCCACATACGTATAAATATTGACATAATCAAACGAACCGTCGTAGCTCACCTGCATCGTCTGCAAATACGAACCGGCCCCGGTGTAGAGGACCGGGACCACCGACACGTCGTTCACAAGTCGGGGCAGGGTAGACACCGAATACTGGACCGACGTATTTTGACCCGATACATCCCCTTGACCCATGGTTGAGGCGTAGGGCACGAACGTATAGGTATAGGGCATGTTGTAGGTGTACGGCTGGCCCTGAAACGACGCGTCCGTAAACAGCCCTCCGGTAAATCTCACATACGGAAGATTCGGCCATGCCGGACTGCGGTAAGCGAACACATACGTATAAGTACCCGTCAGGGCGAGTTGAATGGCGGCGGACGTATCTTGGACCTGAGACACACTGGTAATGGCGGGCCATGTCGCCGCGCCCACCAGTTGCGTGGAAGTGGGCGACGTTTCCACGGCCGCATTCACGGCGTAGAAGAAGTACGTGTAGGCCGACCCCGGGTTCAACGACGCATCCACGTAGCTTTGGATACTGGCCACCTGCTTGAAAATCGGCGTAGACAGTTGGTCCGACCGGTACACCACCACCGACTGGCACCGGGAGGCGTTCCAAGAGAATGCGATGGAATTGGCCGTAGCGGCCGTCGTCATGACGTTGGTCACCTCGCCGTACGTGTAAACGGTACCATTGCCCACATTGGTCGGAACAAACACCATTTGGTTGCCCTGGCCATTGCCCGCGACGCCAGCCTTATTGTACGGAAGAAACCCGTACCGTACCCCGGAATTGGGTGTCAACGACGACACCGTGAACGTATTCGCCGCAGTGCTGAGGAGAAGAGGCCCCGTCGTAAACGGCGTTCCGTTGCAATTATAAGGTTGCACCGACGCGTAATTGCCCGAGAACTGATAGGTGATGGAGGTCGTCGTCTTGGATGCCACGGTCACGGTCAAGTTCGGGTACGTCGTGAACGCGGCCGACGAGGTGGGGGCACCGGACACGTCGGCAATGGTGTAAGGCACCACGGTGTACAGGTACTGGGTGTTCGGGCTCAAATACGTGTCTTGGTAGGTGGTCGTCTCATACCCTGCCGCCAGCAGCACGGGCGCGGAAGAGGGGGTAGTCACCGTCGTGCGGTACAAGTTCACAAACGCAAATGTGCCCGGGAACGCCACCTGACACGACGTCGCAGTGATTTGCGTGACGCTGACGGCCGAGATGGCCAAGGGTGGCGCCGACAAGGTGACCCGTTGCGTACGGTGGCGCTGCCCCGCACTGTTGTAGGGAGTGACCGCATACACATATTCCGTATTGATCTGGAAACTGGGGTCGGTGAAGGTGGTTTCCGTCAGGCCCGTCGCCAACGTGACCCCGTTGCGCGTAATGTTCAGGGTCGTGTAGGCCCCGGTAAATTGCAACGTGACCTGCGTCTGGGAAATGGCCGCGGTCGTCACGGTGAGCACCGGGAGCGACGTGATGGTCGTGGTTTCGGCCGTCCCCGCATTGCCTTCTTGGTCGTACGGGGTCACGGAATAGGTGTAGATCGTGTTGGGGGCCACGTTGGCATCCACATACGTCGCGTTGGTCACTCCCGTGTCCAGGCGAACCCCGTCGCGGAACACATCTACCGAGGCAAAGGCCCCGGGATAGTACAACTGCACGCTCAGAGGGGCGACCGGCGTCGGAGAGGCCAAATAGGGCACCGGGGTCACCTGAAGACCATATACCGTGTTCATGAGGGACGCCGTGTACCCCGTGACCGTGTATTGGTTGGCGCCACCCACCACGGTGCCGTCGGCCAACGAATTACCGTAGGGGACCAACGTGTACTGATACGTCGCGTCGGGGGCCAGACCCGTGTCCTGGTACGTCGCCGTGGTTCCCGAAGTGGGGGTGACCAGCGCAATAAAGGCACTGTCCCGGTACACGTTGACAAACGAATACGTACCGTCCATGTACAAGGTCACCGCGGAGGCGTCTTGGTAAGTCACCATGGAGGTCGTGAGCACCGGAATATCTATCAACGTGTACATGTCCACGACGGCCGACGTGCCCAAGATGCCTCCCAGAGTAGGCAACACCGTGTAGGTGTAGAGCGCGTACTCGTTGAGACCCGACATGGTAAACGTGTAGTTTTGGTAGTCGGGGGTATCGGAGGTCACCGTCTGCACCGTCGCACCAGCGCCGTCTTGGACCGTGAACGCATCGTACGTGCCCTGGACATTCATCGTGATGGTGTTCATGGTGACATTGGTAACAGTGAAGCTGGTCACCAGCGACTGACCCAACGTCAGCGTAATCGGTGTACCTTTTGTGCCCCGGGAATTCACGGGGGTCAACTGGTACGTATAAGTGGCGGCGGTGAAATCCAGACCCGTCACCGTAAACGATGTGTCGGTAGAAGTCCCGGCCATCTGGGTAGAATCGCTCGTGCACGACACATCTACCGCCGCATAACTGTCCATGTTACCGAAACTGAGTGTCGCGCTCGTGGACGTTTGCGAGGCCACGAACGCAAACTGGAGAGATGCCATCGTCGTCACCGAATTGGAGTTCATGGGGGTACCGGCCTGCAGAGGATTGTACGGGGTCACCACGTAATTGTACGTGGTATTCGGCGTGAGTCCATGGTCAATGAACGTATTGCCCGAGATTTCGTCGCTGGTGAACAACCATTGCCCATGGGCATCGTTGCGCGTGATGACCGCGTACGTATAGGCACCACTCATCTGGAACGCAATGGTCCTGTCCGTGACCGCCGTAATCGTGCAGCTCGCCAAATACGGCAACGTGTAGGTGGAAAATACGTAAGGCGTGCCCGAAATGTCCCCGCCCACTGCCGGATTGGAATTCTTGGACGTATACGGCACAATCGTGTAAGTGTACGCAGTGTTAGGGGTAAGATCCGTGTAATCTGAAAAATACAATTTTGTATATTTGCTACTGGGAGCATAAACCGTCGTGCTGTTGCGATACACCGCAATGTAGTCGTAGAAATTGACCCCCGAAATCAAATTGTTCAAATTGATCCCAAGTATGCATGATACCGTCTGATTGGCGCTGTTGTATGTCGTTTTAGTTTTGGTCGGGGTCAGGTCTAATGCCACCGAGTAGACCAAGGGCATGGTCACCAGCGAAAACGTGGTGGCGGGGGCAGCATCGTTCGCCAACTGCTGGTTGTTATAAGGGATAATCTTGTACGTGTACAGCTTGTTGGGGAAGAGCGTGGTGTCCGTGTACGTATAGGTAGGCACCCCCGATTTCATGACACTGGCTTCCGGGTCCGGGTAGGTCACTACCCCCGTGGTGACGTTTTGGACGGCCACGTACGAAAAGGTGCCTGTGTAGGTCCATTGCACCGTCGCCGTATTGGATGATCCTATACATTCATTGAGGAGGGGCAGGGGTGAGGTGCCGGGCAACACCGACCCCGTGTTCGTGGCCGAGTAGGCGTAGGAGGCGATATTGCCCCAAGTGTACACCGGGCTCGCCACGTTGGTCGGTATCTTGGTGTACTGCGGGTTGGGGGCACCGTTCTGGTTGAAGGGCACCAAGGTCAGGTAGTACGGACTGGCGGGAAGGAGACCCGAGTAGGTCAACGTGTTGCCCGACAGCGTCAGATTGGTCCCGGGGCCCGGGGTCATCCCGTTCAAGCTCACATAGTTGTAATTGCCGGTCAGGGTCATGACCAAGGTGGTCGCCGTCTTGGACGTCACGGCCACGTTGGTCAGGGTGGCGGTAGTATCGGCCTGGGCGGTGAGCACGGTTCCGTTGCCACCGGTGGCCTGAATCACGGGCGTGGCGTAGAAATTGTAGTGCGTGCTGGGGGTCAGACCAGTGATGGGGACCACAGTGAGCCATGTGTCCGGATTGCGGTAAATATGCGGGCTGCCTTGGTACACCAAGGCCTGGGGGACCGGGTTCACATTGGTCGTATACGAAATGTCCACGTAATCAAACGACCCGTCCAGCGTCATGGTGAGCGAGTCCGTCGTCACCGACGACGTGTCAATGGAAAACGTGGTGAGCAGAGGGAGCGACCCGATGGCAATGGTTTGGCTGTCCGTGAACGCGTCGCCGTGCGCATCCGACTGGTTGTACGGCACCACGTAATAGACGTAGGGGAACGTGTCGGGGGACAGGGTGGTGTCCGTGTACGACGTGTCCGAAATCTGGGCGATTTGCACCCCGTTACGTTGAATGATGAGGTACGTGTACTGACCCGTGAAATTGAGCGTGACCGAGGTGGGGGTCAAATTCGTGTATTGGATCGGGCCCAGGGTTGGCAACGTGTTGTACGTAATCGTGTTACTCAAGGTATACTGACCCACCAAATTGTACGCATAGATATTGATGGAGTAAACGGTATTGGGCACAAGGTTCTTGGCGGTGTACGATTTTCCGGTGAAAGTAGCGCTGATGGTGACAGTAGTGGTAGTACCGGCGCGCAGATCATATACACTCATTGGGTAGGTGGGGGTCGGAGCCAGGGTCATGATGCCGTAGGGGTCGGCGTACGGGTCCATGGTGGGGTCGTTCCACACCACTTGGACCATGGATACCACGGTGAGATTGGGATTGTAGACCGCTTGGGTCCAGGCCGACAGATCCAGACCGCGACTACTCGCGTTCCCGGAACCGGACACAACATAATAAGACGCCGTACCGTCCGTCTGAATGGTGAGAGACGTGGCCGAGGTGCTCTTCTGGGGGTCGGGAGTGACCACGTTGGTCGGGGCCAGGGTAACACTGGTACGATCAATGTGGTTGCCCTGCGTGCCGTAAATGTTGTACGGGTACATGATAAACTTATAGGCACGATTGTAGAAGAGGTTGGTGAATGCGACCGTTTTCTGGGGCCAGGAGAAGGTACCCGACGGCACGGGGTTGTCGTAGAGGTCCACGGCTTGATTTTCGCTGGAGTCTTGGACATAATAGGTGATGTGGTCGTAGGACCCGTCCACGGTGAGGATCACGGTGCTCACGTCTACGAAGGTCTCGGTGATCGGGTACTTAATAAAAGGGTAAGTGAACGTCATAAAGGTGAATGGGGCGCCGGGTGACCCGGCGGCATTGAGCGGCGTCAACACGTACGAATAACTCGTGTCCGAGACCAGGCCATTGGTATCGGTATACCTCTGCGTGATACCGGTGCCCGCCGCGCCGTTGACCGTGCCCGTGACCCCGTCGTTGCGGACGAATTGAACGCTGCTATACGCTCCTTGGATTTTCAAAATAATCATCGGTTGGGGTTCGCCGGTGGCGTCGTTCGTGACCCCGGTAATGGTCGGCAACGTGTACGCATTGATGTTGTTTTGGGTCTGCCCCACCACATTCTGCGAATTGAACGAAATCAGCGAATACGTGTACTGGGTATTGGGCAGGAGAGCGTTGCCACTGTCGGTGTCCACGTAGCTGCTGTCGGACGTCGTCGTGGTGAAGTAGACCCGCGACAAGGACACATGGTCGTAGACGCCGGACCAAGAAATAGCCGTGGAAGTGGTGGTGGACGGACCCACTGTGACGCTCGTGAGCGTGGAGAGGGTGGTCACGCTGAGCGGGACCCCCGCACCCGACAAGTCATAGAGGTTATAAGGAACCGCCACATACTGGTACGTTTGGTTGGGTTGCAGTCCCGACGTATCCACGTAGGTTCCGCTGGTCAAGCGACCCGTAAGAGGGGCACCGTTGCGCCACAGGATCATATAGTTCGTGTTGGTACCGGAGAATCTCAAAGGCACGGAGCTTGCCGTGATATTGACCGGGTCATACGTGAACGACGTGACCGTGGGCAGAGTGTAAGCGTTGACGTCCACCGACGTGGGCGCGAGGGCCTGAATGCTACTGTTGGAACCCGGCGTAAACACATAACTGTATTTGAGAGCGGAGTTTGCGACATCGGTCGCGTACACGTCCGCGAACGTGGTCCCGGTGAAATGCGTGGACGCCGGCATCACCGCCGTGTTGGTGAACTGCAAAATATTACCCTGCAGGTCCTGGCGCTGCACCGTGAAATAGTCGTAATTACCCGTCAACGTAAACTGGAAGCGCGTAGAGGTCGGAACCAGCGACACGGACTGGATAGACGGCGGAATGGCAATATTGACACTCGCCGTGGACCCCAGGTCACCCGTGGGGTCGTACGGATTCAGCGTATACGTGTAAATCTGGTTGGTCTGCAAATTGTAGGTGTCCTGGTACGTGGTACCCTGCAATAGATAGGAAGATGTCAAAAGGCCTGGTACGTCAGACCGTTCCAAGGTCAAATACGAAAACCGGCCTTGGTAACGCAAGGTGACCGCGTACGTCGTATTATTCACGGACAACCGGTTGGTGGGGTAAGAAACGGTCGCCGTATTCGCCACCACTTGGGCCGTCACCGAACCCGGAGTAATCCAGGGATAGGAATAGACAAACAGCACCATTCGGTTGGATGTATTCGCCACCGACTGTTGGTTGTACGGGGTGATAGTATACGTGTAGCCCGTATTGGGAACGATATTGGTGTCCGTATACGTAGTTCCAACCACCGTCGCCGTCTGTCCGTCATTGCGTACCGCCGTCGCGTAATAATACGACCCTGAAAACGTGAGCTGAATTTGGCTGGAATTGTCCAACGACACGTAGCTGCTCGTCAAGGTCGCCAGCGTGTAAATTTGGTAGCGCACGTACCCGCCCGACTGGTCCAGATGGTTGTAAGGAATCAGCTTGTAAATATATCCCGTATTGGGGTCAAGGGGTCCACTGTCGGTGAAGGTGTTCAATGTATTGGTCCCGTTGGTATCGGTAGAAATAGGGATCGGATTGGACCCCCGGTAGATGCGCATGGAATTGTAAAGACCCTGATACTGGAACTGGATGGTCGTGGCAGTGACGACGACGTTGGTCAAGGCCGCATTCAACGACGGTAGAGTATACGCAGTCAAGGTGAAGGGAGTTCCGGCCACACCCAAGACATTGTAAGGTGTCAACGTATAGACATAGGCGGCGTCGGACTTGATACTGGTCGTATCGGTAAATGTCGTGGTTGCCGTGGGCAAGTTGCTCGCCACCTTGACATAATGAGCGCCCGTGGTTGCGTCCACGCGTTCAATGGTGACCGACGTATAAGTACCCGAAAATAGCAATTGAATCTGGGACGCCGTGGTTTGCGAACCCACGGAACCAGAGACCAAATTCGCCGCCGTGGTCACATTGTACGGCCCGTACGAGGTAGACACCGGGACGCTGGATGAATTCTTGGAAGTCAACATCACTGTGTACCCCGTATTGGGCGCGAGACTGTTGAACGTAAACTGATTGTTGTTGGCAGACGTACCGGAACGCGTGGCCACTTGCGTCCCGTTGAGGTAGACCGTGGCAACCACAGAGGCGTAATTTCCGTTGGCGGAAAATGTCATGGCCGTCGGGGTCGTCGTCAAATTAGTCAAAGTGACCATAGAAAGCGTCTGCACGGGAGCCGTCGTGGCCGTATTACCCGCCACATTTTTAATGTTGCGTCCAATGACAAAGTAATAATACAGGGAATTCGGACTCACGCTCAAATTGTCAATCACCGGGGAACTGGTCGCCGTAGTCGTGATGGTGATGGCGCCACTGGGTGTCGGACTGGAATTACGCAACACCGTCACCGTATTATAAATGCCCGAAAAGGCAATTTGGTTGGAACTGGCGGTCAAGGGAGTCACGGTCACATTCGTGATGTTGGCCGTGGCATCCGGGGTCACAATATTGGACACGTCCACCATCGGCAAGATTTCGTCATTCATGTACGGCTGAAAAATGTATTCGTACACCGACGATGGAGACACATAAGAAGCATCCGTCACATACATGCCGGAAAACAGGTAATAACTGGGGTCGCTGATGACCATCGGATTCGGCACCGTCGTAGGATTGAAATTCACCAGCTTGGTGCGTTGTTGAGAAAACGTGTTGACCTGAGTCACCGTGTAGTCCGTAAACGACCCCGTCACTTTGAAGGTAATGGAACTGGCCGTGATGGACGACACCACAACCGCCACTGGAGAAATATACGCACTCAAATTCGCCATACGCAACAACAGGGGTACCGACACTGTTTTATAGATCTTGGTCGCCGTGTACTCATTCTGCGTCTGAACAATCTGGGTACCTGTACCAGTTACCGTCTCTGTTCTGGAAGTAAAGGTACTGCTGGAAGTATTAAACCGTGCGAAATTGGTATCTTGAACCAATGTATCATTGTAGGCCTGGACGCTTTGAGTAACATCGCCAATGATGGCCAATTGAAGTGTGATGCTGACGCCGTTACCGGGAATGAAAATCAAATCATCGGCAATGAACCCATCTGTCACCCCGTAATTGAAAGGGTTGAGGGGGTCGGACGCCGTACCCACGTCGGACGGGTCATTGACATCGCGACTACGATTGTTAAAGACATTGGCATCCACGGCATTGCGCAACAAACTGGTAATATTATTCACCGTGATGTTACCACTAAGTCCACTGATGTTGCCCCCGTGGTCGTCTGGCGCGGTTTCACTGTAGCCGATGATGTTCAAAAACGCCGACGCATCAAATATACCTCCGTTGGGATTGAACCCTCCCTGCGAAGGAAACGCCGTCATAGACGAATTGTATTTAGGATTGAACCAGTCCTGAATGTACTTGGCATAGTCGGCATAAATGGACGAAAGTGCCCCCACACTGATCACTAAGGAAGGGTCGGTACCCAAGCAGGTCACGAATTCACTTGCAGAGACCGTCAAGGAATCCTTGAATAAAACGTTGTTACTGAAATCGTAAAAATTGGTGGACAGAACCGCGATATTGTCGTTGTCCTTGACAATACCAATCTTGGTGTTGAAAATGCGCACATCAAAGTAAACTTCCAGTGCGTTGGTGGTATCAAATAGACCAATCTGGGTCTCGGAGAGACGGGTGATGCTGTCAAACGTGCGGGTGGTTTGGTACCCTCCGGATGCCTGGATAGCGTATACTACTCCACTATCCGGGACATTGAAGGGCAAGGCCGGGTTCTGGGACAATTGAGTACTGAAAGCAGTACTCGCTTCGCCGATGTAAAACGGCGAAGTGTCCGACATGGCGGGGCGAAAGGGGTGGAAACAAAGATGGGGTGTGTATATACTAGGCAAGTACGGTAAACTGTAGAATGTACTCACTCCGTTGGTCCAAAAAGGGATTCCGTTATTTACGTTTCGCGATGGGCAAAGATTCCATCGCGAAATTTTCTTCTAAACCACATTTGTACCTCTTGTACATCTTCAAGAATGGAATCATTTCTCGTAGTAGGGATTGTCGGTGATGCGCATGGAACAGTACCTGGTCGGTTCCTTGGAATAATCCACCGGGTCATGAATGCCCGCATCCTTGGCATTGACCAACAGAAATCGGAAATTATCCCAGAATTCGGGAGTGTGACCAATGGAGCTGCACGAAATGTGGCTCAATTCGTGAATGGCGACAAAGGTCAACGTATGTTCGTCTATGAGGTTCTCTTTACCACCCTTAGTGACATTCAGACAAAAAGCCACCTTCTCCCCCTTGTTCTCGCTATAGGCCGTATAACTGCTAGTGGGCAATATCTCCACAATCTTCTGAGGATTGAAATTCTTGACCAAGCGTTTCGTGCGCTCATCGTCGGGATGGGTAGTATCCATATACTCCACCAATTGCTTGCATTTATCGGTGACAGTGGCCAAAAGATCCGCCGCTTCTTGGAGACGCTGACGTTCACGGACGCAATATTTGTTGCCGTCCACATCCGATACAATACATTTCAGTTCAAAATCGTCGGAATTAAAATAAATGTAAACGCATATCCCGAAAATAGCCAGCAAAATGATGTAGCCCAAGTAATCTAACCAAGCTTGGGTCATGGCCGACTTCTTATAGTATGGGGAGGTTATCAAGCTCCCCCAAGCAGAATAACGCGTAAAATAAGATGTATAGGATCCTTAGGATAAGATCCTATACATTTCATGGGGGTTGGGGGTGGGACATGTCATGTGACGCCGGGTAAACGAAGTAACTCCGTCAAGCGGGTAAACGAAGTAACCCCGGTGACGGAGGTAAACGGAGTCCCGTCTATTTAACGTTGGCCGTAACCCACCTCCAAGGGGATGCGGCCGTAATCCGGCTCAATCGTGCTCTGGAGCCACGGGCTGACCTCCTTCTTCTCAATGATGGGGTCCGACCGCAACTGGTAGTTGGCGTTCTTCAGGGTCTGGCCAATGGTATCCAGACCGATGTGGTAGCCCGCCTGGAGGAGATCCGGGATGGCCACGTTGTTGCCGCTGGGGTTGAGCGCGGCCCACTGGCTGTTCTTGTCAGCTGGGAGAAGATCGCTCGGGTTCGCCACCGGTTGGGCCGCGTAGCCTCCATTAGAAGCAGGGGCGACGGGGGCCGCAGCTGCGGCCGGGGCAGAAGCAGCCACGGCGCTCGGAGGAACCATGCCCCCCGCCGGCGGCATCTGGACCGGACCCGCGGCCGCGTTCTTCATGGGCGCGGCCGCGGCCGCGGCCGCCCCCGAACCGTAATCGGTCATTCTGTCTAAAACCATGGATTTCGTGGAAGAATAGGTCATTATGACAAAACAAATGATCAAAAGGACAATGATCGGAATCCACTTTTTCGTAAAGAACTTGGAAAGTCCCGCTTGAAATTGTTTGAACATGTTCGTTACGTTTATGTATATAAACGGTGGACAAAAAATTGGATTTTATTGTGGCAAACCCACCGGGCCAACAGGAGCCAGATACTTTGGCGCAAAATAGATGGAACCTAGGCAGGTTCGGAGATTCCGTCCATGAAATCCAAGGGTTCCTGGATCATATACAATTCTTTGATGCGCTTGGCCTCCAAATAGGCAGAAATGGCTAAATTGCGGGCATCCTCCGCTTTTTTCTTGGCTTCCTGATAAATATCATAATAGACGTCGTGGCGCGTTTTGAGCTTGAATTCCGAGGGTTCTTGGTCCTCCCGGACATGGAGATCCACCATTTCCAGTTCCGCGCCCTGAATGTCTAAATGCCGGGGGGCGGGGGCGGGGTCGGAATGGAGGATGTCGGCCGAGGCGACGTCGGTATCCAACGTTTGGTAAAAGGGTTCCTCGGTCCCCGCTTCTTCGTCGGGTCCCTCTTCAGGTTCCTCTTCGGGTCCATCTATCGCTGGCTCAGGGGCAGGATCATATACATCCATTGGAAAGGGAGGCTGTTGAGGGGATTCTTGGTCCAACGTGTCCGGCTCCTCGGGGGTGCCGTCGGTCTCTTTTACCTCGGAGGTTTCTTCGGCCAAGAGGGGGGCCACGGTAGAGGCGATGACGGGAACGGTAGGGGCGGGGTCGGGGGCGGGGTCAGGGACCTTCTTGGTAAAAATGCATTTCTCAAATAGATTGTCCGGTTGCACCACCATCATTTGTTTGATTTCAATGTCAATCTGGAAGACCCGGGTAGAACACTTTATGCCTAAAACTTCCCAGATTGTGTGGACCTGGGTGCCGTCCCGGATCTCCTCCATGGGGACGTCCTGTTCATTTTCGTCAAATATCTTGAGTGTACATTTGCCCAGTCGCGTGGGCACAATGGTACGAACAATATAGTACTTGCCCGATTTGTACACCTTGACGGGCGAAGTGAACGAATTCTCAATGTCGTGCATTTCCAGGTTGCTTTCAAACCACTGGGCGCGGTGCTCGTAAATATATTTCTGGGAATAGGCTTCTAAATCCTCCAGCCACTGAATGAACGTGTCGTTTTCGTTGGTGAACAGCAAATCACAGTATATGCGTTTGCCGCCCTTGATGAATCCTTGCTTGGTCGTGCATTTAGGGGGTTGAATATACAACGGGGCATTGTTCATCAAATATTTGATAAAATAGTTGCCTGAATGAATGAACATGGGGGTCGTCAGCACCAATTTATCCATCGGAAACTGCCCATTGGGTTCCATGATTCGCTCATCCATGGTGGGATAATAAACGTCTGCAGTAATCAAGGTATATTGTCCCCGTTGATTTTCGTTTATTTTCCATAACGCGTTGTACAGGTAGTCTCGTCTAAACCGACCAAGAAAAACGGACCAAGAATGTAAACCGACCGTGGGGTGATGCCCTCCATACGGGATTCCTGTCTAGAATTTTTTCAGAAAGAAGATATCAAACGTTATGTCCAAGAAATTGTCCGCCCTCTGGTCAACATCATCTACAACGAAATCTACCCCTATGTGTGGTTCATCTGCATCTACAATGTGTTTTTGATTTTCCTCACTTTAGCCAATTTAATCGTGATACTCTGGATCCGCAACACACTTCGGGGGTTGTCCCGGAAAATGGATCAAGACGCCGGGCCTGTGTGAATCAGGGTATCGGACCAATGCACGAAAAAATCCGTCCAGAATATATATCGTATCGCGTTCAATCAGATGAAAAAAGGCGAAAAGAAGTCGCGTCGCAGTCAGCGGGGAGGAGCCGGAGCCGCCGATTTTGCGCAATATGTCTACGGTGCCGCCCCGGCCCAGGTGGCCAACCCGGTCCATGGCAACGAGATCCTGGTGCGTAATCCTGCGGGTTACGTGGGCGGGGGTCGCTCTCGCTCCGGCGCGGAGCGCGGTGGTTCCATGGTGGTGGATTTAGCGGTGCCGGCGGTCCTCTTGGGGGTCCAACAGTATTCCCGCAAGTCCCGCCGCTCCACCAAGAAGCGCAAGACGCAGCGCAAGCGCTAAACATGGAGACATGGAAACCTCAAATCATTGTATAAGAGCGGATCCTATACAATGATTGCTATGATGCCCCCTTCAGGACAATTCGGAGGGAGTGGTCATGGGGGCGTGTTGACCGGACTGTCGGTCCCGTGGGGACTCACCCTTCAGGTGGGCGGGGGGTCTGGTGATGCCGCTACCGCGGCAGGGGTGGCGCAGGGCTCGGACGATGTGGTCCCCCCAGACCTGTTTGACCGATTGTTCTCGCGGGCGTCGGCGAGTGGGGGTGGGGGTAACGGAGGGAGCCGGCGTCGCCACCGCCCCCGCCGCGGCTCGCCTAAAGCGAAGCGTACCCGGAGATGGTGGGGTTAAGGGCACGATGGGGGACGCTTAATGTTGATATTCCGACCATTTCTCCCGGTTAAATTGACTGACTTGAATCGGGGTGGTCAAAATCTGTTGGTGGGCCACGCGGATCTCTTCTTCCGGGAACCGGTCGCTTGGTTCTTTAGCCACCGAGACATAGGGGCCCGGGGTCGGCTTGGTCCCGTAACAGTTCGCCCCAAACTGGAACTCGGGGTTCTCCATGTACCCGCCGTTGATGCCCGGACGACCGCAATCGTTCTTGTGATTCTGGGTACGTTGCAGGCGGTTCCACGTATCTTTCTGGGTGGGAAACAATGCCATCTGACTCGCAGACCACCCGTAGTTGCACCACTCGCCGCCGTCCACGTAGGCGGCCTCTATCTCGTCGTACGTGGCTAAACGCGCCCCGTACGAGCTGCACACATCCTGGGCTTGCTGGTATGTGTACAAATTGTTGGAAATATTAAAGACCTCTTGGTTCACCGGGACCTGCGTCGGCGCCACCGTCGCCGTTTGTTTAGCCACGTTCAGACACACCTCGTTGCGGAGATTCTGCATATTCACAATATTCCCCGACGTGTCACGCACAATGTACGGTATCGTCCGGTCGGTGCATTGCGGTGGCAACGTGGTCGGGACGGGCGGCACACATTGATTGACCGGTTGGCCCGGTTGGCCCGGTGGCACCGGCACCCCTGCTGCCGTGGTATCCGCGGTAGTACCCCCCACCGTAGATTCTGTCCCGGCAGTGTCCGAACCCTGCGTTACCGGGGTCGCCTGCGCCGTCAAACTCCCCGCGGCTAAACTGTACCACCCATTGATCATCGGATTCAAAATCAGGTCGGTCATGGAAAACCCAAACAAGAACAAGAATATCACAGCAAAAATGTCGGTCAAATAAAACACCCACATCAGAATCTCAATGAACCGAATGCTGTACGGCTTGTACCCCCCCATGGGTATTTGCAACACAAAGAACAACAAGTACATGAAAATCATCACCAAGGTCAAAAAGAGAAAATTACTGGGCACATCAAAGAAGTTGCGCAACCAAATCATGCCGTTCCCCAGGGGGTCGTAGACCGCCGTCGGCGTGGGATTGCTGACAAAATATGCCACAATCCATATGGCCAAGATAACCAAGGCAATGCAATCAATCACCAAACTGGCCGCCGCATTGGAAATGGTTTCTCCTAAAAGAAGCTTCATCAACGTAAATATCAAGATGTACACCACGATAAAACACAGCACGAACCAAACATTGGATTGGGTAAACCAAGACTGCCACCACGCCGACGATGACGGTGGAATATTGACCTGCACCGCCTGCGGCGAATAAGTATACGGGGGGCGTGTCGGTCCCGCAACTGCCGCATGGGTCGGTGCCGTCGTGACATGAATCGTAGGTATAGGAGTACTTATCACGCTGATGGTAGGCACGGGGGTCGTTGTTGCCATGGTGTTTCTATTATTCAATGTATTGACTTGCGGTATATAATAATGCGGGCTTTATTGCAACGAGACGGGATAGCGGGACATGACCCTCATATCAGATCCTATACATTCCTTGGGATTTAGGCGGGGGATACGGGGGGAGGCGACGGCAGGGTCTCACCAAGGCGAGATCGCCGCCGATAAAACAGGCAGTAAGCCGTCGGTCTCACCAAGGTGGCCGGGTCGGCCACGGGCTCCACCGTCGTATCGTTGAAATGCAACCACGCTTGGTCCGCATTCTTCACGCACGCCGTATAGTGCCCGCCCATGACGCCGCCCATGTGGTTGCATACCCCCATCAGATCGTACACGTATGTTTCCGGCCGGTATCCACACACGTATTTAGACAAGTCCAGGTTCTCTATCGGAAACGTCACCAAATCCTGGCGCTTCAAATGCCCCGCCGCCGTGAAGCGTTTCAACGAAATGACTAAAATGGGCGGGAAATTCCAAAATTGGATACGCTTCGTCACTTTTTCTTTTTGTTGCGTCGCCTCGTTGTACCACGCATTGTCGCCTTCCATCACCTCTTCCTGGGTGAACATATCCAAACAAGCATATAGGTCCAACGGGGGGCCGGGGGGTCCATGAGGAGGGGGCGAGGGCAGCGGCAAATCCAGGATGAAATACATCTCGGGTTTGGTGGATTTGGTTTCGGGAGGGGTGGTGGGCGATTGCGCTTGCGCTTGCGCTTGCGCGGTCGCGGTCGCGGTCGAGGCAATGACCGACACGTACACCCCGTAGAACAGTTCCAATACCTCGGAATATTCCTTCTCGTACACAGTCTGGATCATTTCGCAACATTGAAGGGCCAGCTTGTCCTTGTCGGTGGTACGGTTGCCTACCATGGTCAATTTCACCCCCCGCGAAATACTCTGGTGCATGCAGTCCATCACGAAAAGTAGAAATTCCGGCATGTCATTCTGGGCCCATCCGGTGAATATCTCCTTGCCCTTGACTTTAGCTAAATGGTGGACGTAATGGACGAATTTATTGGGGGAGATGGCGGCCGATGCGCGTCCCGAGGATGGCCGTTCCGAGGCAGGCCCCCATATCATCTCTTGGAGTTCCACCCATTCGTTCACCAACTGGGTTTCCGGGGCCTGGTCCGGTTTAGGCGTTTTGGGGGCGGCGTGTAACCGGCGTTCCAAAAACAGGTGGTTGAGCTCATATACATGATTCAGGACCTGCAAACACGTGTTCATGAAACATGTATTGCCTAAATTCGCCAATCCCATGTACCCCCTTTTCTGATAACGCGTCCAATTCGTGGCTTTAGACATGTGATTTGGCGTCGTGTTCTATCAAGACATCTAAGTTACATGACTTACATGTCTTGGATTTATCTCCTTTTGGTGGGGTTCGGTGAGGAACTACTTGATCCCAAAATGCTCTTTGACTAGATTGGATTTATTGGGGGCGGTCGGTTTGTCGCTTTGCCGGCGAACCTTGTACACGCCGTACATGTTGCTGCCGGGGGCGCCTACGGCGCCCGCATTGCCGGCGGCACCACCCGCCGTCGCAGCGGTCGTCGTCACCCCGTAAATGTTGGTCAAAAACTCTTCGTTGTCTTCGTGCAACTCGGGCAAAATACGCGTCAACGGTTTGTCAATCACCAAGAGTAGGTGGTCCGACTTGAGCAGTTTGCGGTATTCCTGGATGGTCAAATTCCCGTAGTATTTCTCCAGCATGTAATACGGATTGGGGGCCGGCTTGATGTTGCGCTTGTAATCATACACCTTGCTGTAAATGTGATTCAACAAATGGTAACGCTCAAATTTCGTGGAATCGTCTAAATTCTCCTTCATCAAGTAGGCCGCCGCGCATTCCGGCCGGCAAAACGACCCGTACCCATGAATCGTTCCGTCCATGTCGTATTTAGGAATATAACACTCGGGGTTGTCAAAATCGTACGTGCACCAAAAACAGGCCGATTTCTTGTCCATAAACGCCATGTTCTTGAACAGTGAAATCTTCAGCTTCTTCAGTTTAGCGTGAATGTCTTTGAGTTCGGTCCGCGACGTTTCCGCGCCGTCCTCGGGTGACTCGCCCGAGGAATGCGTCTCGGGGTTTACAGGCACATTCAGCGCCGGTTCCATCGCGGCGCCTTCACGTATACGCTTGGACTCCATGTAGGCAAAATCCGTCGGTTCGTACGCCGCATCGTAACCATGTTGGTTCAATTCCGCGTAATGTTTGGTCTGTTGGTACGTCATGATGTCCGGAGGCACGGACGGATTGTACGACAGCGGATTCATCAATTGTTTATTCATCTCCTCCGTGTAAGTGGTGAGATCATTCAGCGAGCACTTGAGATGCAAAATGATATTGGCGATTTGCAACGTGTCACGAGGAGGTCCCTCAAAAGACGACCCGCCCCCTGCCGTACCACCATTGCCGTCCCCGGAAGACAATTTACTCATCTTGCCTCGTTTAGCCGCCGGGGCCCGTTTAGCCGGGGCTTTTTTGGCTAAAGGCGCGGTCGCCGGCGCCGGCGTCGGTGTTGAAGGGACCGGGGAAGGAACCGCTTCCATTATCACATTTTGAGTGGCATGTTGTTCCGCAGGCTCGGCGGGGGAAGGGGCACTTCCCGCTTTCGTGATGGTCGGCCGTTTTTTACTCTTGGTCATGAAAGAAGACGCAATATCCAAACCATGCCACGTTTCATTTATGTGGTTTTGTCCAAGAATGGTGTGACTCAGGAAGAGGGACTCCGTCCGACCCCGATGTCCGGTACATATGGGTAAACGTGGCATAAAAGAAACCGCGTTTAGGAGGAGGTTTCGCTTCATGTTCCAAGCGCGATTTCATCAGGTTGATGGCCATCACCTGTTGAGAAGTGAGAGGGGGCGATGCCGCCGGAGTTGCCGCCGAAGAGGGGCTCTTGGTACAATTGTCTAAAAAACCCGGGCCATCCCCGGAGGACCAGGGGGTCGCTTCTACCACGTCCGACGTGCGGTGTCCAACCACTTTCTCAGAAGGCGCCAATTCACATACTTGGTCGGTGATTTCTGCGTATTTTTTCATGATGATCGTACCAAGACACTTGTTACGATCATTGCCGACAAATATTTATCTCCTTGGGGTAAAAATACACTTGTAGTTTCAAATGCACAAAAGTGTGGTACGATGGGTCTGTCGGTCTATCTGTCCATCGGTCTATCGGCTAAAGACAAGATGGCGTGAAAACACATATAGGGGGGTGATCCTATACATGTTATTGACCAGGACCCCCTTGACTGCGTGTGCGCGTGAACCATGACCGAACCGGCCACCTTCATTCCGTGGGTAGAAAAGTACCGGCCCTCCCAGTTCCAAGACATTGTATTGGATCCCCTGAACCGGGAACTCTTCAACAACATTCTCAACAAAAACTATTTCCCGCACCTGCTGTTTTATGGTCCCCCGGGGACGGGGAAAACCACCACCATCATCAACCTCATCAACGAGTTCCAGGCGAAATATTACAAGGTGAACAAGAGCACCGTGATTCATCTCAATGCGTCCGACGAACGCGGGATTGACATCATTCGCAACCAAATCCATTCGTTTGCTAAATCCATGAATCTCTTTGAAATGGGGCTCAAATTCGTCATCTTGGACGAAGTGGACTATATGACCAAGAATGCCCAGCAGGCGCTCAAATACATCTTGCAGACGTCCACCTACAATGTCCGGTTCTGTCTGATTTGCAACTACATCACCAAGATGGACGAGTCGCTCAAGAACGAGTTTCTGTGCATCCGGTTCAACCAGTTGCCGAAGGACGACACGTTCCAATTCATTCGCTCCATCTGCAACAAGGAAAATATCGCCCTCAGTGACGACACCTTGCGCACTATCCAAGACATGTATCAGTCGGACATTCGCAGCATGATCAATTTCATTCAGTTGGAAGGGTCGCGGATCCACGACCTCTACGTCCCCTTTCAAAACAGCGTCTTGGAAGACATGCGCCGTCATTTGGAGGACCCCGCGGTTTCTTGTGAAGCTTTCCGCGCCTATTTGCACGCCGTCAGCATTCAGTACAATATGAATAAACGCACCTTGTTGCAGAAATATTTCAACTATCGGATCCGTTCGTGGCAGGAGGGGTCGCCGGATTTGGCCGACTATTTAGGGAAAATAGAGGTCATCCTGCATCGCCCCGATATTCCGATGGACATCGTTCTCAATTACCTCAAGTCGTCGTGACCTTGTGTGTTCGGTGTAACCACTGTAGTGATATACGACGCTACCTCTAGGAAAGGGTAGTGTCGTACTTTATGCTAAAAATCATGCCATTGCTCACTTTTGCCGACGGTACCCAATTGCTCTATATCCACATCCCCAAGACGGGCGGGACCAGCGTCTTCACCTATTTGAAACCACGGGCGGTGGACGTGGCCTTGGTACGGGAAACTGGCGACGACACGTGGCAAAACATATCCTTACACCACGTCACTTTAGCCACCATTTTACACGAGGCGGCGGCGGGAAATCCCCAATTTGCCGCGGTGCGCACGGTAACCGACGCGGTCATGGCCACGGTGCGCCATCCGTGTATGCGCATGGTAAGTGCCCTTTTCTTTTGGCATTTGATCCGTCCCGACCATACTCCGGACCAAGTATACGAGGTCATCGCCATGGTGATGAGACATTTTGCTAAAGACCCCGCCGTATGGGACGGTCATTTCCGTCCCCAGTACCAGTATGTGTGTAATGCCCAGGGCGAACTGTATCCCGGCATCATCGTCCTGAAACAAGAGTCGTTGACCGCCGACCTGGCCGCCCACGGCTACCACGATTTTACCTGCCATGCGTTGCCCAATCCGTACCAAGTGCCCGGGTCCCGCTACATGTCGTACCTCAATCACGAAAGTCTGGACCTGATTCACCGTGTCTACGCCCAAGATTTCGCCTGGTTTCACTATTGACCGGACCCTGGTTCCGACCCCTCCCCCTCCTCATAAATGCACGTATAGGAGATCCTATACTTGTCTTGGGTAACACGTAGCGGCGAGGGGTGGGACGGGGTCCGGGACCGAAGGGGTGGGGTGGTAAAATTGAATATAAAGACATGCCGCGATGAAAAGGAGTATAAAGACCGATTGCAAAACGCCTAAATATGGGAGACTTGGAACAAGAATGGATGCAATATTTGATGTCGCAATCGTCGGCGGGGACGGGTCGGACCCGTGACCGGACCCCGGCCCGGACCCCTGACCCTGGTCCTGACGGGGGGGATAAATGTCTAAAGACGGCCGGGGTCGGGGATCCGGGTCCAGGTCCAGGGATGGGCAAGGTGAATCCCGACATGGAACTAATCATATCTACCAAGACCAAGGTCCTGTTTCTCAATCAGCCGGTAGACATTCACACGTTGTTTTGGGAGATTCCGGTCATAGACTACTGGTTGCCTAAAACGGGGGTCCTCAAGAAACAGATCAAGGTAGTGTCCAAGACCCCCGAGGAACTGGCCGCGTACCAAGCCCGCCTAGAAGGGGTGCGTTACTACAAACAAAACATTATCAAACAAATCAACAATCCGACGGCACGCAGTATCAAATTCAAGGACGAGCGCAAAATCACGGTGGGTCTGTCCCGAAAAGACATTGTGTCGTACCGCGGCAAGGTCAAAAACGCGTTTTACAATTGTTTTGCGCTGATTGTCCGTTTCTGGGACGACACGGTGACGGGTTCAGGTACATTCCGCGAGGTGCATATCAAGGTGTTTAACACCGGGAAGATGGAGATTCCGGGCATCGTCCATTACCGGGTTTTAGAAAAAGTCAAGGAACTGGTCCTGGACATTTTGCGTCCCCATCTCTCGCTCCCGGTGATGTTTGTGGAAAACTCCCACGAGGACCACGTGCTCATCAATTCCAATTTCAACTGCGGGTTTTTCGTCAACCGTGAACGTTTCCACGCCATCTTGAGCGGGGAAAAATACGAGATTGAGTCGTCGTACGACCCGTGCAGTTATCCCGGGGTCAAATGCAAGTTTTACTATAATCACGACTGGGGGTTTGACCGCACACGGCAAAACGGGCGCATCGTAGCGTCCGACCGCAATCTGAAGATGAGCGAGCTGACCGACAACAAGAAATACACGGAAGTATCGTTCATGATTTTCCGTACCGGCAGCGGCCTCATCGTGGGCAATTGCACGGAGAAAGTGCTCCGTTTCATCTTTGAGTTCATCAAGGACATCTTGATTGCCGAATACGAACATATCTGCATCTTGAGTGAGAACCCTGTGGTCAAGAACAAACGGCCGCGTTTGCGCAAACGGGTCATTTCGTACACCTCGGCCTATCACGACGTCATGGCGGGGTCAGGTACAGCGGTAATGTAGAATATCCCCAACAAGGATATAGGATTCCTGTGCCCGGATGATACACGTGCCGGTAAGATACGTACCGCCCGGTCTCCGTCCGACCGATCAGAAAAAACAGGGCAGGATGCTGCAAGCGTCCCGACGCGCCTACCGCAAAGGAAAATACTTGACCCGGAAGAAGCTGCCATCGTTTCGCAGCCGGCCTTCGCGCCATGTACAGGAAGCTGAGCGCATTTACGGCGTAGACAGCGTGGAACCCGGTCCGGAACTGGCCCGGGCGACCGGATGCTCCGTGGACGCTCTTCGGGCCATTGTGCGGAAAGGTGAGGGGGCATATTTTTCATCGGGGTCGCGACCCAACCAAACCGCTCAGTCGTGGGGCAAAGCGCGTTTAGCCAGTGCGTTGACAGCCGGCAAAGCGGCGGCCGTGGACCGACATATCTTGGAAGAGGGATGCGACCACCGCAAAAAGGGCTGGACGTTGGCCCAGCGGGCGTTTCGGACCTATGGTCATGGCCAAGGTCGGACCCGAAAAGTGTGGGTGAAATAAACATAAAACGTGCCCAGAACCGAGTCTGGACATGTTTTCGCGCTTCGTGTTGGGATCGAACCAACGACCTTTTGATTATACCGAGCGTACATTTACACTCAACAGTCAAATGCTCGTTCCAACTGAGCTAACGAAGCAGAATCGTGGGAACTAACTCTCCCACAAACCAATATACGATGGTTTCTTTAAGCCTGTTTTTATGTGCGGAATAAAATGTAATAGATAATTTACAGTTGAACCGTGTTGAGTTTTGCTCATAGTCGGAGTTGAACCGACGGTGTATCAAACGGATACTTCAAACGCCGAATCATGTATAGCTTCATCAAATTTTATGGTGGCAAAAGGTGTAGTTTTGTTAACGACATAATTATTGGGCATATGATATATTTTACAGTCTTCTATGAGTTTACGGTCATTGACAGGAATCAAGGTACTTTTATACCAATCGGTACCAAATCCGTGTAAACCAAACGCACTTTGTTCTCTTATCCCATGTTGGTTACTAATATTTTCTATATTATAATATTTACTGTTGACAAATCTACCGAATTCGGTTTTGTTATATATCCAAAACGCGCAATACGGGTTTTTGTTATTCACGCAATACATGTCTCCATCTAGACTGATAATCGTGTCTAGTTTTTCACCGTACAAGTCGGTTATGTATTCAATTCCACTATCTATTTCAATTCTAACAAATCCCAGGTTGTAATTCATCGCTAACAGTTTTTCATGATAGTCCAACCAGTATTTTATTGCTTTGTACGGAATTAATATGTCGTCTTCAATATAGATAAATATATCATAATCGTCTTGCTGTTGTTTCAGTAAATCCCTACATTTCCAAGTCAAGTAAAACGGATGAATTTGTGACAAATCGTGATAGATGATTTGAATACAACCGTTAGTATATCTACTAAATGCACTTGCATGTAATTCTATGTTATTGGTATGAATAAAGATATCGGTGGTATAGGTATACGTATTTGTTTCGTGGATGATACGATTTATATACTGAATCCGATCACTGGAAAAATAAAAGCTAATATGTTTCGTGATTTTCATCTCATATGTTAATATAATAGTACTATTATATTGATTTTTTCTTCCTTGTTGTATAACCATATTGTATGGTTATACAACTGAATATTGCTCATAGTCGGAGTTGAACCGACTCAGATGGTTTATAAGACCACAATGCTAAACCGTTACATTATATGAGCTGTTTTATAAATACTTAAATAAAATGACATCTAATATTAATATGCGCTGTACATATAGTAGTTTGTTGTCAATTTTTGATAATAAGAATTAATAAAGAGGATGCATTAATACCAAAAAGTGTAAATTCGCAACTAGAATATAAATATGCTTTGAAACGAATTTCATATTTTTCATACTTACCCTTTACTAAACCCGAAAAAAACCAACAAGTATATGATTTTACAATTAATGGTGTTAAAATACAGGAAAAGGTCGCATCAAAACGTAATAATAGAAATGCATACTGTTGTGGGTTATATAAAAATGGTGGAAAACTTTTATCAAACAAAACGAGTATTTCGTATGAGAAAGGAGATAATGATTTTTATTGGATACATATACCCGATTATGAATATTTTTTGATTTTACCTGAAAAAATACTGATTGAACGTGGTTATATAAATAAATATAATTCTAAAAGACATTCACTATCAATACCAGGCGTTATCAGTAAAGAACATTGGTTGTCACAATATATATATTCTTATGATCATTTATGTAAACCAAATATATGTGCATTATTTAACATTGATGTATAAATTTATATACAAAGAGATAATTTATGTATATAATGAGCTCATTTGGTGTTACCACAGAACCCCTCAGTGCAATTCCTTGACATCCACACCGGCATCCACCAGATAAATGGAATTCTCCGTCATGATAATCAAGTCCCCCTTGTTCTTGAAAATCTTCGCAATCGGACTCGTGTACTCGTCCGCGCTCTTCACCAAGAGCTTCTCTTGGTTGTCTTTCTTGACCCCCACAAACGCCTTCTTCTCCAGACTGTCGGCCCAGTAGTCCATCATAATCGGCTTGTCCTCAATGATGGCCCACTTCGTGGCACTCTGCAACGTGGCACTCTCGGGGAGCCGGTACTCGGGCGCCGGAACCGCGGCCTTGGCAGCAGGACCAGGCTGGGCCTGAGAGCCTCCCGCGGAAGGGGGAGGAGGAGGGACGGCGGCCGCGGCCGCCGTGGCAGCTGGACGGACCATTTTCGCAGAAGAAGCTACTTGACTACTCATTTATATGTATATTCCTAAAACAAATAAAAATCTGAAAATACGTATCGGAGGCGATATGCTGTATTTGGGACAGACCGCTTTATATCGGTTTTTGACATACAGACATTACAGGATCTCCTTCAGCTGCTCAATCTGTTCCGCCGTCAATGTCTTTGGGAAATCCACCTGAAATTCAATAATCAGACTCCCCGCCGCATTGTCCCGCCGAATCCCCATCTGCGGCACCGTCCGCCGGAAATTGGGCGAAATCACCGTGACATTCGTCGTATTATTGATACCCAAGGTCTTGCCGTTCAGATGCGGTATCTCAAAGGCAAACCCGCACAGGGCCTCCTTCAGCGTCAGGGTCTTCTTATACAGAATATCCATGCCGTGCCGCTCAAACAGCGGATGCGGTTTCACCGACACACTGAGCTTAATGTCCCCCCGGGTCTGACCATCCACCGAGTTGCCCATGTCACGCAACACGATAATCTCGCTCTCGTCAATGCCCGGGGGGATATTGATATGCATGGTTTCGCGACGGACCATACGCGACCCATTTTCGTTGGACCATCGCTCCACCTCCAACGGGATGGCACATCCGTTGAAACATTGCTCCATCGTGATTTCACACGTCTTGATGATTGCCGGGGGCTTCTGCATCTGTTGATGGAAAAAACCCGGGTGCATGCCTTGTGGCATACCGGGGTGGTGCATGCCTTGCATACCGGGAATACCCCCGTGGAATATACGGACACCAGGCATACCCGGCATGCCACCAGGCATACCACCCGGCATGCCGCCAGGCATACCCCCGCCAAAAAACATGTTAAAAATGTCCTGAAACTCGTCGCCCGGGCCTCCTTGCCCCGGATGCGGCATGCCACCCATACCCCCGGGTCCAAACTGCGACTCCATCTCATACTTTTGACGTAAATCCGCCGTCTTGATCTTGTCGTAGGCAGCATTCAGTTCCTGAAACTCGTTCGTGGTGTCCTTTTCCTGGTTACGGTCCGGATGCAAGTCCAATGACCGCTTCCGAAACGCCTTTTTAATTTCGCTGTCGTCCGCGTCCCGTGATACCCCCAATAAATCGTACGGACTGGCCATGTTGGATACCCTATCTTAGAGGCTGTCATTTATACCTTTTTTTCTTGGAACATCTTACCATCTCTGCCGCAGAATTTTTCGCTGTCTCGCACCGTGGAACAGTAGTAATATGTCAAGGTCGCATTGGAGGGATATCCCGTGACCAAATGATCCACCACGACTTTTTCGGTGAATTGGTTTATTCTGAGAAACGCCCGGCATTTACCGTAAGATACACTTGGTCCATGGGGAATAAAATGTTGACAATTGACACAGAACTTGGGTGCAGTATGAACCGCAGGTGAACTCATACGACGTTTGACACGACCCAGCAAAAGACGACCGCGGTGGACCGATCCTGCCAAAGTGCACGTCATAACCAAGGAAGCGTACCAGAAATTCATGGTTATTACGTATTGTCATCTTGTTTTTATGTCGTTTGCTGAATACCCGTCATATTGGCAAGCACCATGTCACAAAAATGCCGGCAGTTGCGCCGGTACAATTGGTAGGTGTTCCCCCAGGCCAAAATAGAACCGGGTTCTATGCCCAGGGCCGTCAAGTAGGATCCTATACCTTCCATCTGGGATTCGTACCGGTCGGCATCCATTTCTTGGTGGAATCGGGTTTCCAACCAGACCATGAATGGGGGGCCGGGGCCGGGGCCGGGGCCGGGGCCCGGGGCGGGACCCGGTTCCATAGGTAGACGCAACAACCGGTATTTCCCGGGGATGCTCTGTCCCATGAATATGCGTGCGAGGTTGCCTGGATTCAGAGGCACCGCGGGAACAAAATCCAGAATAAAGGCCTCGTGGCCGTCGGCCCCGGCGGCCCCGGCGCTACCGTTCTCTGCTTGCTGCACAGCGACTTCAAATACCAACGATTGGTGGAGTTTGCACCAAGGCATCGCCGGATGCAAACGGGAGTATAGGATCTTGGGGGGCGACCGGAATTGCGAGGATACCAATAAAAATACCCACAGGGGGAACAATGACCGATATAGAGGTGTGAACATGGCGGGCACGCAGTGTCGCGAGTTTTCCGCCGGATATACTATAGTAGGTGGTTTTTGTTCGTATTGATTCATGAAGATCTTGGGAGTACATTTAGGCTACCGTAACCAAAACACGGTACTGCTCCTCTTATGTTTGCTCCTGGCCGCTTGGTGGATATTTTTGACCGTGAACCGTCCCCCACCGGCCGAGGGGTTTGAGCAGAGCGACCGGTTCTTGGTCCGCCGGGCTGGCGACGTGTACGACGATTTTCTGGCGCAAATTTACGATCGCATCTACCGCCCTCAGCCCCTGAATGCCGCCATTTTTGACGCCGTGGAACGGCTGACCGAACCCGACCACGAAAAGAGCGTGATGTTGGACGCCGGATGTGGGACCGGTACTTTGCTCCAATACATGCATTCCAAGGGGTACCTTCAGGCCTACGGCGTGGACCAGTCCAGCGAGATGGTGGAGTTTCTGGGATGCGCGACGGACACGGATGTCGGCGCGCTCAAGGTCAAGGAGGGCGATTTGGCGTTGCCCATGACCTACGACAAGCACACCTTTTCCCATATATTCATGACAGGAAACACCGTGTACCATTTCCAAGACAAGGTGCAGTTGTTCCGCAATATTTACTATTGGCTCATGCCCCACGGGTATTTTATCTTGGAAGTCTACGACCGGGAGCGGTTTGATACCGTGCCCGCGACCGGGAAACCGCTCTTGGTGAGCGACCTGCAGTCCTTGGTGACCGAGCGTATTACCGTGACGGAGATTGATTTCATGGATTTTGTCTACGAATCGCGGTACGATTTTTCCCGGGCGGCGACCGACCATGCCGTGACGTTCCAAGAAACCTTTACGGACGCGGCGACCCGGCATGTGCGTCAGAACGAAATGATATTGTACATGGAACCGCTCCAAGACGTGGTCTACATGGCGCAGTATGCGGGGTTCTTGGTACATGGACAGTTCAAGACCAAGGATGACCCTCACAAATACGTGTTTATCTTGCAACGGCCGCACTGAACATGCGCTTCGTATATCGTGCCCAGGATCCTATACATGCATTGGGGGTGTGTGTGTGTGTGCTGGTTCAGGGCAGTCCTAGGTCCAAGAGTTGGGCCACGATATGCACCTTGAAGAAATCGCTCGGAAACTGGGGCAATTCAGGGACCCGTTTACAGAGATGACGGTAGGCGATGCGGACCTTTTTGTAGTCGTATTTCAGGGCCGACTTGACACTTTCCCGGCAGAAGACGGTTTCAAAGGCGGTGAGACGGATATGTTTGAGTTTGCTATAAAACATATGTTCGTCATCGTCGCTGTGTTCTGTTTCGGTAGAATCGGTACCTTCGGTTGGTATCACGGATGCGGTGGCGCCCATATCTTATCCGAGGGGATAAAATATGAGGTAAAAAAAAAGACGGGAAGAGACTGGAGTGGCAGCGGGGTTGGCAGCGGAACCAGCTAGCGCACGTACCGTCCGTGGCGAGAAAAGCTGTCCAAGACGTAAATGATGAAGACGCCCACCATGGCAAACATGACAAATTCCTCGGTAGAGGTGTTGCTCTTCTCGTTGGTTTGTTCCTCCAGCAGATGAATAATATAGTTCATCTTGTCCGACCATTTTTGGTCGGCGGGGGGAGCGGCGCCCATGCTGGCCGCGCCACCGCCACCGCGTTGCACATAGTACGGGGCCTGGGTAATGGTGGGAGGGGCGCGGTAGACCGAATAATAGTTTTGGTTGGCGGTTTGGTCGCTGTCGGCGCCGGCCGGAGCCCACGACGGCGCGGAGGGTCCTTGTTGACCACGTTGCTTCTGCTGCTGCGCGAAAGGCGGATCGTGACCAAATACCGGGTTGGGCAAGTAAGTCGGGGCATCGGCCGGAGGCGAGGATGCGGTCCCGTCGTCGGGTTTCTTGGTCCGAACAATCGGATGGGACAGCGGTTTAAAATCGGCTAAACGTTGTCCGTCGTTGTCCACCTGCCGTTGATGCATCGTCTGAATCAGCTCGTTGATACGTTGCTGACGGTCCTCGCCGGGGTCCCGATGCACCGACGGGTTTTCTTTGGATTCTTGGTATGTTTGTGCGTCCGACACATAATCCGACATGGTTTCCACCGACCCTCGGTGCATGGAGAGACCCGGCAACTGCTGCTGCTGCGGCAGCGGCTGCAGCGGCGGCAACGGCGTCTTCTTGACCGTTTTATTCTTATGCATCGTGGATTGTCTTTTGGGGGCAGGTGTCTCACTGGTCCAAGGCGAAGCCGAAGTTATTAACGACATCACGGATTTGGAAGGATATTCGGAAAAGGTGAAACGGAAGGACGATGTGGAAGGTACTTAAAATTTCTGTAGAAATTTTACGACCTGGGATAATGCAGACAGTGCAGAGCTAGGTGGGGCCCGAGTCTCCCTAAATGACCGGTAAAACACTGTTGGGGGGTAGTTTGCTCGTCTTGGGACCCGCCTGAGAACCCATCTGTATATCAGGGCCGGATTCCATGATGGGTCCCATGTTCATACCTGACACGGATTTGTAATCCATCCCGGGCCCAGTATCAGAGTCCTGTGTACGAACACCGTGCAAGTCGGGGTCAATCATTTCAAACGGTACCCCGTCAATGGTAAAAGTGCCCAAGGCCTCGGGCATGTACCCTTGGTAACCCACTAAAGGTACTTTACCCATGGGGGGAATGCGGCGGTTCATGGTGCCGTTTTTGTTGTAACCCGTGGGATCCGACGGACGCATATTGGAGGCGGATTTTATGGGATAGTTGGACCGGTTCTTAGCGGCCGCGGCCGCATCAGCAGCCTGTTTTTTCGGGTCGTCTTTGAGCATCATATCGGTATCCATCAACAGTCGGTCTATACGACGGGACAGGTCATCGTCGTCCACATGCACCGGTTCCATGTTGTACAATCGCGATAAAAAAAACCATGTACAGTTCTTTTTGTCTTTTCATTTGTATATGTCATTTACACCTTCTTCTTAATCACCTTCTTCACCACCTTGGCCGGCTCGGTAGCGGTAGGCACTGGGTCCGGCGCAACTGCCTCAGGTTGGCTCGCTGCTGCTGCTGCAACTGGCTCGGACTCGTCCTCCGCATCGCTGTCCTCCACTTCAGTACTCACTGGCATAGGCGTAGCGGTCGTCTTCGCCGGCGGGGGCGGCAACTCGGCCTCCGGCTCCTCCGCCGGCCCCCCCTCGTCCGCCAACTCGCCCAGATTGATATGGCACCGACCCGAAATGCTCATCGTCTCACGCGGCTTCACCACGCATTGGAAGAGCTTCCAGGTGAGACCCCAGCCCTTGCCACCAATCCAGATGCCCGTGCACTTGATAACACACGCCACCCGGCTAGACTTGGGCACAAAGTCAATCGGCGTCAACTCCGGCTTGCTCTCGTCAGGGAAGATTTTGCGCGACGCCGTGTCGTACAGCTCCACATCCCACTTGCCGTTGTAATACGGCACCTTGACCCGAATAGACGGCGGCTTGGTATAATCCGTCTTCTTCGTGTCCTTGTTCTTGGGGTACTTGAGGAACGGGAAGAACGTGTGCTTGACCACCTCACGGCTCATCTTCTCACCCCACCAGACCTCCGAATTGGACACGGCGTCGTTGAGAATCTGCTCCTCAAACGCCTTGAACTTGGCCAACAAGTCGTCGGTGGCCGCCGAACTGTACTCGGGATTGGGGAAATTGAGCGACATGCTGTACTTGCCGTCCGACTTACCTGTCTCATCCACATAATCCGCAATGCCCCACGTCGTCATCAGAGGCGTGGTAACATGCAACAGAGTGTTGGTCTGCTGGCTAATCAGTGTGATGGACTTGGCGCCCTTGTCATTCACCTTCGGGGCCATGTAACGCGTGGACGACGTGTCCCACTCGGACGCCGTCAGAACCACATTCTTAGATGTCATTGTCTTGGATGCCATGATTGTGCTTGGGGGTATAGTTGCTTGGGGATAGGTGCTTGGGTGTGAGTGCTCGGATTGAGTGCGCGGGGGTGACGTTATTCAACGACGGTGGTATGCTATAAAATACACGATATTTCTAAATCAATTTTACGAAATCATCGGGGTCGGACAAAGGGCTCAGACAGCACCATGTTTGCGTAGATTCCGGTGGGGAACACATATAGAAACATGGTATCAGTAAAGTTCATATTTGTTTGGACCATGAATACGTTTGAAACCAAGTACGGAAAGGTGACCTTGTACAAGAACGAAAAGTACATTGGCTGGTTTTTCCAACATGGCCAATATTGGGACGAAGACATCTTGGTGAAGTTGCGGAAATATATCCCGCCTGACCGTAATATTTTGGAGATTGGTGGGCATTGTGGCACGTCATCTTTGGTGTACGCATCGTTTTTAAACCCTGGACAACAAGTACATGTCTATGAGCCCCAGAAAAACATGTATGATTTACTGGTGAAAAACATTGTAGATAACCACTTGTCTCACAAGATCGTTCCTCATCACCTGGGGGTATTTTGTTTCTCTGGCAACGGGACGATGAATGCGGTGGATATAGACGGGGGAGGTGGCATCGTGCAAAAACGGTACACCGACGAAAGCGACTTGCTGTGCAATTTTGGCGGGATCGGTCTGGGTCAAGGAGGCGAATCCATTGAGATGACGACCGTGGACGCCATGGGCCTAGATAATATTGGGTTCATTCATTGCGATGCCCAGGGAGCGGAGAATTATATTTTCTCCCAGGCGACACAGACTTTGGCGAGAGACCGTCCAGTCATTATTTTTGAAGACAATGCTGAAAGTGACCAGAAATTTTTTGATACTGTCTGTCAAATGTACCCGGAATACATGGAAGCGAGTCGGTTCAATGTGCGTAAATATTGTCTGGATGTACTGGGATATTCTACCGCGATAGACAAATTTAATGGTAGCAATGATTGCTTGTTGTTGCCGTGACGCATGCACGAAAAATGACCTAAACGGGTCGGATCCTATACATTCATTCTATGATGTCCGCCATGTTTACCAAGGCGGCCCCTGATAAAGGGGTGACTGCTTCGCGGCTTACACCCTGCTCACCGCTATTCATTGCTAAATACAAGCCGTATTCCCTGGACGGGTTCTTCGCGTCGCCCAAATTCAAGTCGGTATTGCGGACACTCTTGGATGCCGACGACCTGAACATCCTGTTCATCGGCAACACGTGTTCCGGCAAGACCATTTTGCTGCACACCCTCATTCGCGAATACTACGGGTTGGCCCCTACCCAGCCCGTCCCGGAGAACAACCTGCTCTACGTGAATAATTTGAAGGAGCAGGGGGTCAGTTTCTTCCGGAGCGAGCTCAAGACCTTTTCCCAGTCCCACAGCACCATCTACGGTAAGAAAAAGATGGTCATCATTGACGACATTGACACCATGAACGAGCAGAGTCAACAGGTCTTCCGCAACTACATTGACAAGTACCGGCACAATGTCCATTTTCTCTCGGTATGCACCAACATTCAAAAGGTGATTGAGAGTTTCCAGTCGCGCATGCATATTTTGCGGATAGAGACGTCCACCGAAGCCCAGATACGCGAACTCTATGACAAAATCGTTCAGGAAAACGACCTGGTAGTGGCCGACGACGCCAAGGATTTCTTGCTCAAATACTGCAAACATTCCATTCGCTCCCTCATCAACTACATGGAAAAGATGTGGATTCTGGGCCGGCCCATCACCATTGAGACCTGTGTGAAAATCTGCGGGGTGGATACCAGCCAGTACGAGGTATATGTTGAATTGCTGAGGAAGGGGGACCTGGTAGGCGCCATCAAGATCATGTACGACATTCACGACTACGGCTACAGCGTCATTGATGTCATGGAAAGCTTTTTCGGATTCATCAAAATGTCGGACAAGGTGACCGAGGGCGAAAAATACCAAGTCATCACCTGTTTTTGTCGGTACATTACCTATTTTTATACCACCCACGAAAACGTGATTGAACTGGCATTTTTTACCCGGGCTCTCTACCAGATCGTGGGGCCGAAAATTGATTGAGTCGGAGGGGGTCTGACGTTCTAATCCGTATAAATATTCCCTGGTTATATACCATATAAGATACCATTAGCATGGGGGTCGCGCCGTTTCGTTGTGTGAAGAAGAGTGACGCGGTTCGCGAAGACGCTACATTGGGAGTGTCGGTCCAAGACGTTCATATGACGGAGGGGGTTGAGGGCGAGGGCGGGGGTGAGGGCGGGTCCGAATGCGCCGTTTCTGATACAGTTGTAAAAGCTGTACTGCAAAAGTTCACTGACCGTTCGCGTTTAGGGTTTAAAAAGTACGGGACCACGTTGGACCGCACCGACCTGTCCGACGTGGAATGGGCCAATCACCTCCAAGAAGAATTGATGGACGCCATTCTGTATGTGGAACGGCTGAAACGGGACCTGGCCAAGAAGGGATGAGGGGGCGCGGCGCGTTCCGTGCTCCGTTTTTTTTTCAAAGGCGAATTATACATTCTAATAGTATATAACAACTAGACGTATACACTATTAAAAATACGACACCATGGATGGTGTGAACTCTGACACGGAAAGCGCACGTTCCATCACGAACATACAAGTGCCGCGTACCAAGAATAAGAAAAAGACAGCCCAGTACCACGCGGCAGAAGACAGCGTCAGCTTAGAATATGTGTTCAGTAGTCATGTGCCGATAGAGGTCCTGTTTGAGGTCTTGGACCAGATTTGTATTAAGAAGGACAAGTACTATTTGATGGATTTCAACGCCTTTCGGTTGCTCAAATACCGCAATCTGTACCCCGAATTCGCGAGCGTCATTTTGCCCGCCTACCGCCCGTCCAAACAATATTTCGTCACGCGGGAACTCACCTACAATTCCTTTGCCACCATCATTCGGCAAATTTGCCGGATCAACCGGGTCACCTTTGACACCAAGTTCAATTACCAGCATTCCATGTACAACATTGACTATTTCATTTACTACCCCTCTGCCGAGAACCCCAGCGCCACCGAGTGTACACCGACGAAGATTTGAATTCGCTGTATCGGTGAGCAAATCTCTGCAATGGATATAGTAGACGATGGAGAAATACAGCCTGCGTAATTACGTGATTTTGTTTGCCATCATCGCCATTGCCAGTTTTTTCGGCCGACAATTGCAGCATTATTATGAGGATATGGACAAGGACGAGGAGTACGAGCTCATCCGCAAGTTCCTCTTAAACGACGCACAAGACGGGACGTTCAATGGTACCAAGAAACCCAAACTGTGGATTCATACCGCCTACGGCATCAATGCCCGGCAATGGAAGAGCTTTTATTCCCGCAACAGCACGGACCTCAATCAGCCCTACCTCCATCTCACCATCCAGTCCATCGTCCAACATTGTGGCAGCAGTTTCCATATCTGTCTGATTGACGACGAATCGTTTAGCAAACTGATTCCGTCTTGGTCCGTGGGGCTGTCCGCGATGCCTGAACCGTTCCGCCAGCGGTTCCGCGAGTACGGTCTCGCGACCCTGCTGTACATGTATGGCGGCATGGTCGTGCCCAATTCCTTCATCTGTTTCCGCGACCTGGCGGGATTGTACCAAGAAGGAATGATGGGGGCACGTGGAACGACGACGCCCTTTGTCTGCGAACGTCCGACCCAGGCCGAATCCATCAAACGCGCCGGCAAACGCCTCCTGTTTGCGCCCGACCCCTATATCATGGGATGCAAATCGGGGGACGTTCATATGGCGAAATACATGGAATATCTGCGCCAACGCAACATCCAGCAACATTTCCAGTCGCAAACCGAATTTTTAGGCGATTCGGCGCACTGGCTGCTTCGGGCCGTGGAAGCGGGCGAATTCAATCTCTTGGACGGTACCAATGCAGGAGTGAAGACCACGCGTCGTCAGGTCATCACGTTGGAAGACCTCATGGAGGAAGCGCCCTTGGATTTGGCCCCGGGGTGCTACGGCGTCTTCATCCCGGCCGAGGCCGTGTTGACCCGTCACAAATACCAATGGCTGGCCTCCATTTCCCCCGAAGAATTGTATCGGAGCAACCTCATCGTGGCTAAATACCTGGCCCAGGCCCTGGCCCCTCCGGTCAGCGAAAGAGGCTATGAGACCGAGGTGGAAATCACGACCGTGGATGTCCTGGAAATCAAATATGTGATTCCGAGCACGGGGGGAATGTAAAGGGTGGGTAGAGGCGGCGGTTAGAGAACGCATCATGTCAGATCCTATACATCTGTTATGATGAGGGGCCGGGGAGGGCGGGGAGGGCCTGGCCCTTATTTCTTCTCGCAGCGCTTCGTGGGGGCCGGGCGGTGGTAACCGGTCTTGCACTTGGGCTTCTGCGTGCGGCACTTGCCGTTTTCACGGTGCGTACCGGTAGGGCAGCGTGCAGTGGTGCTCTTTTTGGCCGTCTTGGAACGGTTTTTGTGGGACTTGCGCGCGGTCTTGTTGGACATGTGTTATATTTTACGCGGACATTTTGTACGCGGTGTGCCACGGCACCGTTACACCTTTGCGCAAATAAAGTGGCCATATTTTAGCCATAGTAGTCATGTCGGTATCGGACAAAGTATCATCCAAAAATTTACCACTGTTGCGCCGATTTGAACACTTGGTAAGTAAATTCATACGATCACCGCGGGTGCGACCGGTAGCTGCCCGCTCCCCCATGCACCAACAAAATGAGTATAAATCCATTATGTTAGATGACAAACCCATCCTCGTAGATCCGATGGTGTTGGACGATGCATTTTCCCTCAATTTGAACGGAACACAGAAACCCAAATCCAACAGTTTCAATTACAATGTGTATATGAAGTGTTTTATTCACGAATTACGCACCCCCATCTCCACCATCTCTATGGGACTGAATGTGCTGAAAAAGAATATCACTGACGCCGACCAGTTACAAACCATTCAGGACATCAACCAAAGTGCCATCTTCATTGAGAATATTTTGACGAAATTTGCCACGATTCAGGAAGGCAACATTGAACTCAATGCGTTTGAACCCTTTTCCCTTGAAAAATTGGTGACCAGTGTGCATATTCTCTTGCTGTATCAATTCAACGAACCCGACCTCCATTTTTCTCATTATATTGACTCCACCATGACATTGTGGAATTACGGTGACGTTCATAACATCAAACACGTGCTATTGAATCTGTTGAAAAATGCCATCAAATACCGCACGCCCGACCGCAACAATACCATCAGTATCACGGTGTCCCATCTCCCTCCTCCAGACGCCGACGAGAGACAAACTGTCTTCATTTCTGTCAAGGACACCAACAATCACTTGTTGCCGCACATCAAGGAACATTTGTTTGAAACCTTCAATTCCACCAGCGGGTCGGGGATGGGTCTGTATATTTGCAAAACCATTGTGGAATTGCACGGAGGCACGATGACGCACAACTTCATTGGACCGGTAGGAAACGAATTCGTAGTCACGTTACATTTGACCATGTGCCGCGATTCACAATTGCAATTGCATACTCCCGTGTCCCGACCCGTGTCCATTAAAATGACCCGTGGCCACCTCAAATACAGTGTTCTCATTGTGGACGACAGCGTATTGAACCGCAAAATGATGTATAAGATACTCCAAACGATGCCGTTGTTTGGTGATATGTATTCTGCGGAAGATGGGGAACAATCCGTGGTGCACATTCAAAAACATAGTGACAAGATTGATATGGTACTATTGGACAAAAATATGCCCGTGATGGACGGATGGAAAGCGGTAGTGGAGATGCGTCGTCTGGGTTACAATAAGTTGGTGATTGGTCTCACCGGTGAAGATTCCCCCGACGAACTCCAAGGATTCGTAGATAGAGGGGCGGATTATGTCATCGCGAAACCGTTTGATGCTCCAAAACTGAATCTTCTCCACACGTTTGTGGCAAAATATGGAATACACCGTCAAGCGAACAAGACGATTCGGCTGGTGAATGACCAACTGGAATGGGTGCCGCAAAATGGCATAGAAAGTGTATAGAAAATGTGTAGAAAGGGGGATGGTGCATATGTTCCTTTTTGTAATAGATATTGGGTTGACTGGGATCGCGACAGGATGCTTCATTTACTACCTCTATGTGAATGACTACGAGATAACGGCATAAAAAGGTGGACGAATAGCCTCCCATAGACACATGAAGGCACTTTTCATCTCCAAGGCGTTGGAGATAGCAGAGACGGTCAATGCCGAGGACACGGACGTGCATGTCTTCACCCAGTTCTTTGTCCATAAAAACAAGTCGCGTAATGAGGAAATCCGGTACTGTCTGGCGCAGAATTACGCCAACCCCCACATTGATCACATACATCTGTTGAATGAGCGCATCTACACCGACGAGGAGATGGGCCTCGCCGCGCCGGTATCCGACAAGGTGCGGCAGGAGGTCATCGGCAAGCGTCTCACGTTCCAGTCGGTGTTCCAGTACATTCGCGAGCAGGGGCTCAAGGGGTATTTTGTCCTGCTCAATGCCGATATTTTCTTGGACGATTCCGTGCGGTTCTTGCGGGCGTCCACGATGCATCTTAAGAAGCAGGCGCTGGCCCTGCTGCGGTACGAGTTCAATCCGACGACGGCGCCCATGGAGACGGCGCCACTGTTCGGGCCGCGGTTTGATTCCCAGGACACGTGGATTCTGCACTCGCAGTTTCCCATCAAATTGGCCCAAGAGAAACTGTTTGCCTTTGATTTCGGTCGGCCGGGGTGCGACAACAAATTCGTGTATTTGATGCGGGTGCTCGGTTACGACGTGGTCAACGACCCGGAGCTGATTCGTACCTACCATTACCATCGCAGTATCATGCGCGACTATTTCGGCAAGGAGGTGTTGCCGCAGCCGTGGGGCGGCTTGGTCCCCTACGGCGTCGCCACCTTGGCCATTCCGCCGTCCATCGGCATCAATATCATGGACGTGTGTCGGACGACCCAGGGCTTCCAATACATGATGTTTGAGGACCACGAGCTCCTGTACAACTACGTGGGTTCCAAGCTGGCGGCGGGGCAGCCGTTTATCATTCCGCGGGTCGCCGGCATTGAGAACAATTTCGCCGTGTTTGCGCGGCTCAAGCAGCAGACGCCGGGGCGCACGGACCTGGACGCATATTTCAACCAAGTCGGTCCTGCCATGAAGAGCAACGCTGGGGTGCTGCTGACGTCGTGGGCGTCTATTCAACGGTACTCGGACCTGTATTTGAAGGCGTTTGACAACTGCGAAGTGTATTCTGGCTGGGACGTCCAGGGTGAGGTCTACAAGCACATTGCCCAGTCGCACGAGTACGTCCGCAATGCGTACCCCGCCAAGCGGCCGTTTTGGGCCTTTGCTCTGGACGTGTTCCACTATGTCTATGACCCCCAGGCGTGGACCAAGGCGCTGCAGGGCCGTCGGGTACTCATCGTGTCGCCGTTTATTGACAGCATCCGTGAGCGCGTACCGAAGCGGGCGAAATTGTACGACGGGGTGGACCTGTTCCCAGGTTGCACGTTTGAGTACATCATGCCCCCGGTCACGCAGGCGGGGGAGCCGTCGCGCGAATTTGACGTGGAACTGGCCGACTTTTACCGGCGCCTGGACCAGTTGAAAGACAAGTACGACATTGCCTTGGTCAGCTGCGGGGGTTATGGCAACTTGGTGTGCAATTATATTTTTGAGACGCACCGGAAGTCGGCCGTGTACGTGGGCGGCGTGTTGCAAATGTATTTTGGGGTGTTGGGGGGACGCTGGCTCAAGGAACGTGCGGACGTGGTGCGGCTGTTCTTGAACGAACACTGGGCGCGACCTAAACTGACGGAGCGGCCCAAGGATTGCGATGCGGTGGAGAGTGGCTGCTACTGGTAATGGGAACCGGCGGTTCCTCAGGACCCACCTACGAAACAGGATAATGAATGACATGTATAGGATCCTATACATGTCATTGGTAGGGGTGGTTAGGTTCCTGCCACTTACGCCTTGCGGGTACGGCGGGTGCCACGCGGCGTCTTCTTGACGTAGCCGAACTTGCCCTTCTCGGCAAAGTAGCCCGCCTTCTCCAGGCGCCGCTCCTTCTTGGCCGTGCGGTGCTTTTTAAGCGAAACGATGCGGCCGTGCTTGTTGAAAAAGAGCTCCTTCTTGGTCAGGTTGCCCTCCGTCTTGTACGCGGTGCCGTTGAACACCTGTTGGCGCGAACCAAACAGTTCCTTGTACTTGCGTCCGTCCACGGTGTACATGCCGTCTTCTCCACGCACAGGTCTCTTCATGGTATAGGTGGGGGTGATGAGTGGGGTACTATAGAATATACGCACAATTTTTGTAGAGGGGTATCTTATATGGACCCGAGTATCTACCTGTTGCATCCGGGGACCTCCGTGTACAAAGGCGACACCGAACTGTATATGAATGGGGTGGGCGAGGGGGACCGGCCGTTTGTGGCCGACCCGTCGCGGCCCGTTTATTTGGCCATGGATTCCGAGGCGGCTAAAGAATACGGCGTGGTCCTGGAATTCGTGGTTCGCGGAACAGAACCCCTGGCCTTGGTCAATTTATCGGACCCGGGGACGATGTCGGCGATTTACCGCGGCGCCGATTTGGCGGTTCAAGACATCTTGGTCCACAACTTTGGGTACCAAGGGGACAAGGCCCGGCCCGGGGCCGGGGTCCGCAATTCAGTGCACGCCCGTGACAGTGCTCTTGCCACGTACCTGTGTCACCAAGGATACGACGGTTACGCGCTCACTACCGCACCCGCCACCGATTTTGGGGGACATTTTCACCCGGAGATGGGCATCTGTCGCGGACAAGACCGTCTGGAATTTGTGCGTGTCATGTCGGATGAGGAGGAGATACGTCGGCAACAAGAGAAACGGATTCAGAAAAGTATCGGGGTCAAACGGAAATCTCGGCGTTCGTCGTTGTCTCCTTCGGCGGCCTCCGGCCCCGCCGGGGCCGCCACGGGGGGTCCAATGGCTCTATTTATGGACGAGGACGAGGAGATGGACGCACCCAATGCCGCCGCGGTCTACAGCACTCCTCCTAAACCGGCCCGTAGTCTCTTCGGCGGCAAGCGTCGCCAAGGCCATAAGACTCACAAGAGTCGGAAAGGCCGCAAGACATGCAAGACATGCAAGACTTGGAAAAGGTCCAAGGCCAGAAAGTCCAGAAAGAACGGCAAAAAGTAGTGTTGAGGGGGTGTAAAGTACAAAAGGTACAATTGTACTTTTTGTAATTTCAACGGTTTTTGTGTTTTTTGTAATTGCATCTGTGGATGGATCCTATACATGTCCTTGGAATGTTTAGGATTGTCAAACCACCTTACGGTTTGCTTAATGGCAAGTCGGCTAAGCGTGCCTTCTTTCGGTGTGGGTTAAAACGTCCTTTCATAGATATACCGGAATCGTCGGTGACTGACCATGCCTCCGCGTTATGCGTACGATTACAACCCTTGGTTGGTGGGTGGATGGCCTGGTTGTGGAGGATGCTGCGGGGGACCCTACTGGGGAGGATGGAGACCCTATTGGGGGCCTTACGACGGGCCCTTGGCTTTGGCGGCTTGGCGAGACAGAGACTGGCGCTATTACTGAAAGCCGGGTCCAGGACCAGTAGGTTACAACTTGTGATTTTGTAATTACACAGTACCTGTAATATACGTGACGATATATGCAGCGAGAAATATTTAGACGCGACCATTTTTCGTTAGATACGATATATATATAACCCGTTTATATATAACTCACCATGTCCGCGCCTTCCTCCCCGATGCCCATGGCGAACACCACCAACATCAACCCGCCGCCGTCCTACGGATGGCAGCCGTCCTTTTACCCTCCGACGTCGGGCTACGACGAGGTGCTGGCCTCCATGCAGAACCAGCACATCAACCAGAACATCTATACCAGTACCGACAAGTTGTTGGGGAGCATCAATTCCACCAACCAATACTTGACGGCGGGGCTCAACAACGTCGGCAAGGAGGTCACGCAGTCGGCGTTGGGTCTCCGTGACGCGGTGGAGCGCGGCAACCTGACCAATGGCAACGCCATTGAACGCACTGCGGGGGAAATCAAGCTGAACACCACCATCACGGACGCGGCCAACCGTCAGGCGATGGCGGATTCGTTCCGTGATGTCTTGAGAGCCGTGGATGCGCAGGGGGGCGCTGCCCAGAGCACGACGGAGCGGGTGGGCTCCAATTTGGGCACCGCGGTGGAGCGCAACGGGGGCAACATCATGACGGCGATTGAGAAGGTGGCGGGCGAGGGCCGCCTCACGACCACGGTCACGGACGCGGCGTCGCGCCAGGCCAATTCTGACAATTTCCGTGATGTCTTGGGCTCGGTGGACCGCAACGGGGCCTCCGCCGTCAACACCACGCAGGCCATTGGCTCTACCCTGTTGAGCACGATTGAGCGCGTGGCGGGCGAGGGCCGTGTCACGACCACGGTGACGGACGCGGCGTCCCGCCAGGCGGCGTCGGACTCGGCGCGTGACATCATGGGGGCGGTGGAACGCAACGGAGGCAGCAACGGCAGCTTGGTTCAATCTGCCGCGGCTGCTCTTGGTTCCGCCATTGAGCGTAACGGGGGCGATACCCGTACTGCGTTGTTGACGGCCTCTAACTTGACCAACAGCCTCTTGACGGACGTGCGTCATGCGATTATCAACGACGTTAACCGTGGCACCGAGGAATTGTTGTCATCGGGCACCCAGAACTTCAATGTCATGTCAAAGGCCGTGACGGACAGTGCATGGGAGACGCGTAACGCCATGAACTCAAACATGTTGGAGCAACTCAAAGCATTTAATAATATTCAACAACAATCCGCCCAGAACTACGCCTCCACTCTCTTGGAAGGCCAGAAGTCCACGGCCCTCTTGTCCCTGGATGGCAACAACCACTACGCCTCGCTCATGATGGAGCAGCAAAAGGTCAAGGAGTACCTGTCGTCCAAGGGTGACAGCCACTTCGCCATGAACCAACTGGAGATGCACAAGGTCAAGGAGAGTCTGGCGGCCCAGGCGGCGCATAACTTTTCGGCGCTGCAGCTGGACCAGCACAAGATCAAGGAGTCCATCCAGGCCCAGCTGGCCGACGCCAAGTACGATGCCCTCAAGAACACCCAATTCTTGGCGGATAAGATGTGCGAATGCTGCTGCGAGGTGAAGCAGAAGATTGACCTGGTGGACCGCGACCGGCTCCGTGACGGACTCAACGTGGAGCGCAACGAGGTCAACATCCTGAAGGTGGCCGAGTTCTTGGACCGCCGGTGGGACCGCCGTGACCACGGCTACGACCGGCGCGGCGACGACCGCCGTGGTGATGACCGCCGTTGAAGGTGTACGGGACCCAGCTACGAAGACATATCCGATGACGACGACAGCCATACCGATTCCAGCCACGAGAGTGTCCCTCACCATCCCCCTCACCGGTTCCCCCGACACCACTATATTGTGATTCATGGTCCCACGGGTCCGCCCGGACCACCGGGTCCCACCGGTCCTCAAGGTACAGAGGGAGGTCCCACCGGTCCCACTGGTCCGAATGGAAACGACGGGCTCACCGGGCCCCAAGGTCCACAAGGCACGGTGGGTACCGGGTTCACGGGTCCCACCGGTTCGGAGGGTGCCCGAGGTCAGATGGGTATGCGTGGCCCTTCGGGAGATCCCGGGGACCCGGGACCGACGGGCCCCCAAGGTCTGCAAGGAACCACGGGACCTACCGGCCCGACCGGACCATTTGAACCGTAAAAGTCGCCTAAAACATGCCAAGCTAGGGTCCGTAGTCCCTATATGTTCAGAATTCCCTAGATTCTGAACATGGAATGATGATGTCATGCGTCAAATCTATATAGATATTTTATCATGGTAATATATACGTGTTGAATACCACAAACAGACCTTTTGAATGTTGACAACCACCCATCCCCGCATTGTCCAATTCTATCAGGATCATCCGCAACTGGACTTTGAGAAGACCCAGCTCTTTCTCATCCAGTTCTTGGAAAAAACTCTCCTAAATAACGTCGCTTTGGCCCCCCAATCGGAAGATCCTATATCATCCCTTTGGCAGGGCTTCATGCACCAGCAGGCACATCAAATGCACGAGATCAAGTCCGAATTGGCACATTTGCATTCGGCAGTGTCAGGCATGGAATCCAAGTGGTTGGAAATCAAACAAGATTACGTCGATGAACTCAAGGTTATTGTCAATACCGAACCTCATTCTACTAACTCTTCATTGTTGGAACGCGCCAACCAACAATGTTACGAGAAGATCGGTAGCCTCATTCGGGAGACATATTCAGCCCCCTCTTCACAAGAACATTCGCAATTAATTCATGATTACCTGGCGTCCTTCCAACAAACCATGAAGGAAGAGACCCAGTCCTTATTCACCCAATTATCTGCCATTGACAATAATCAGCGCATGGACCGTTTTCTTGAGACGTTTGAACACACCACTAAGCAGCTTTTCCAGAGCATGCAACAGCCTATTTTTGCCTACATTGCCTCCAGTGAAGAGCGCATCCATTCCAACTTGTCCAATTTGAAACATCTGTCCATGCAAACCCATTCGTCCCAAGAAAAGACGGCGAAAGAATGGCAGGAATTTACGCAGAAGCAGAACGCCGCTGCACCGCAGACGATGCAGGCACCTAAAGGGGGGCCAGGGACGTCGTCAATGACCTTGCAACGTACCCATATTCATATCATGTTGAACCGTATGTTTCCCACGTCGGAAGTGTCTAAAGTTATGCCGGGACCGACGGCCCTTGTAACCACCGGATCCTACGGGTCCGGAGGTAACGGAGGTAACGGAGGACCCGAGCCCTCTTTCGCGACCGGTCGGCTCAGTTCTCATATTTACACCATGCGGCGGCCGCATTCGCCGCCCATCATGGTGGAAAGCAAACACGATGAAACCAACGTCAATACCGACGAGATTGCGCATTTCGTGGAGCTCATGAAGAGCAACCATTCCAACGGCATCATGGTGTCTCAGAACAGTGGTTTCAACGCCAAGCCGAATTACCATATTGAATGCCACGACAAGTACCTCTTGGTCTATGTGCATCAAATGGAATACAATCCGGAGAAACTCCGTCCGGCGGTAGATATCATTGACCAACTGTCAGCACGTATCAAACAATATACGGCCATTCATTCCGACGACGGCGAGACCAACCTGGAATGGATTGACCGCGACATCTTAGATGCTGTGAACCAAGAATACCAACTCTTTGTCTCGCAAAAGACGGCCATCATTCAGAATCTACGCGAGAGCCAGCGTCGGGTCATTTCGCAGATTGAGGAATTCCAGTTTCCCGCCTTGGACCGCTACTTGTCGTCCAAATATACGGCCCCCATGCCCAAGAACGGGCACAAGTGCGATCTGTGTCGGAATTTCCATGCCAATAATTTGAAGGCACTGGCCGCCCACAAACGGGGATGTGTGCGTAAATTGGGGGCAGGGACAGCATCGCGCAACGGTGAGATGATGGTGACCCCGCCCACGTCGCCAATCCAGATGACCCCCATCAAGAAATTATGGTCCTCCGACCGTTCCGATGCATCTTTGGGAGACATAGACTTTATTCCTGTCAACAGTGACATGACGGCCGCGGCACTATGAAAGGGACCATCAGGGACCGAATAGACCTATGGGTTCCAATACAGTAATTACTGACTGCACAACGAAGGTGAGATGTGACACGAAGTTGCCGGTAATGGCTGGCATTTATATAACCATGTCGTTGCTTTCGTCGGTAGACGTGTCCTTCGTGACCCCTACCCCGTCCCTTGCCACGCCTCTACCTCCGGTGATCCATCACCACCATTATTACGTGTATCCTCCGATAGCCACACCAACAGCCACACCGACCGCTGCTCCGACAGCTAGACCGACCGACCTTTCTGGTTACTGGCCGGTGGATCATATACCGGATGCTTCTGGTCACCTGGTGCACCCGGTGCATCCGGTGCACCCACCGTCATTCGTGGACCTCTCCGGGCATGTCCATTCCCCGCTCATGATGATCCCGGGTTGGGATGCCTCCTACGCGTTTCACATGCCGTCTTGGGACGTATCCTGTGTCATATTTGATGTGAGCAACGCCGCGTTCCAGTTCCACTCCGTCTTGCAGGTGTGGACGCCTCACCCCGCCTTGGTCCCCGGTCAGGTAGAGCCTGCTACCCCCCGGATCCGCCGCAAATACACGTTGGCGTGCGATTTTGACGATATGACTCCGTGAATAGGTTGGTCCATGGAGGGTGGTCCCGGGATAACTGCGACGAGAAAAAACGCCTAAATTATACGCAACCCGAAATGAACCGAAGGGGTCCAGAATTTGGCTTCATTCGTGGTGCCGATTTTTACCCCGAGTGTTTTTAATCAAAGTAATATAAAAAAACGACCTATTATAGTGTATATTCCCATAGAATGGTGAGAGCTTCCAAGCAAACTGTCCCCACGACGCCCACGCCTGCCCCTGCTCCTGTGGTGGAGAAGAAGGCCGCGGCCCCCAAGAAGGCCGCGGCCCCTGTCCCGGCGGCGGCTGCTGCGGCCCCTGCGGCCGCTCCCGCGCCTGCGGGTACCGACGCCCCGGCGGTGACCGATGAGGTCATCGGCGAGGACCTGGTGGAGCTCCTGACGTCGTTTGGCAACAAGATCAACCAGGGCTACGCCTTCTTCGCGGCGCTCAAGACCCAGTTCAAGACGCTGCAGAAGTCGGTCCTGAAGGCCCACAAGACGGCCCAGAAGGTGTCCAACCGCAAGAACAAGCGCTCGGGCAACCGCAAGCCGTCGGGCTTTGTGCGCCCGGCGCTCATCAGCGACGAGCTGGCGGCCTTCCTGGGCAAGCCGGCGGGCACGGAGATGGCGCGCACGGACGTGAGCCGCGAGATCAACAACTACATCCGCAACAACAAGTTGCAGGATGAGAAGAATGGTCGCCAGATCAACGCGGACCCCAAGCTGTCCACGCTTCTGAAGCTCCAGGGTGAGGACAGCCTCACCTACTTCAACCTCCAGCGCTACATGAAGCACCACTTCGTGAAGTCCACCAGCCCCGCCACCGCCTAAGTGCGTGATGCTGCCGTCGGCTCCAAAAATATAAAAAAAAGCGCCTTTTTGTCTTGTCCCGTTTTGTCTTACCATAAAAAACCCACACGTATCATCGTGTCATAATCAAACCCACATAAACACATTGTGCAATGTATATTAGTAACGCATTACACCATGTCAGCATTTTATTATATCCTAGAAAAACGCTTGTTGGAAATCGTGGCCCAAGGTTGCCCGACGACCCCGGGAACCGCGGAATGGGTCTTGCCCAAACTGGGGTATATGACGTTTGTAGATGAAGATGCGCCGAGCAGTAAAAAACGGAAACATGAAGAGTCATCTGCAGAAACGGGAACAGCAGAAACGGGGTCCGAGGACGATGTCTTGCGGTCCAGGGTTGCTCCGCATCCTATTCACCATCCAGTCACAGATAAAAGAAGGGTCAGACACACCATATGCCAAAAAATTCATTGCCGTTTTGCCGAGACATATTCCATGCTGAACCGGGCACATTTTGCCGAGAGACCGTCCGACGCTATTCTTGGGACCCCGACCCCGAAGAGCCAGGATACCGTCATCAACGTGGACAATTACGCCCGGTCTTTTTATCTTCAGGTGTTCAACGCCATGGTGCATATTTGCGAGGAATTCTGCGACTGTCAGCTCAAATATTCACGTTTTGGGTTTTTTGCGTACCTGTATTTCAATATTTTCAATACGAATTACCGCGACGAATACATTACACTCATGTATTACGGTCAACGGGTGTATCATGGGTTCACGCTTCTGGCGCGGATGTACCGGTACCGTCGGGCGAACATTCATAATACGTCGGATTTGGTGACCACGACGTTTGCTGAGGCGGACTTGACGTTTCCTCGCACCTGGCTACGGGGCCAAGGAACGAGAGGAACGGGCCAAGGAACGAGAGGAACGGGAAGAAGTGCCCAGATATGGTCGGTCTGGCAGAACGGGTCCCTGTTTTTTTTCAGCCAACGCGACCTGCTCCAACTGTTCAATGCGGCCCTGAGTCATGCACCTTTTTTCATTGTGAATCCGTTACCGGTGAAAAACCCGTACAACAATGTGGTATTTGACGCCGCCGACGTCTACAATATGTGGGGGTTCCTGCGTGAGGGACATTTGCCGATACCACGGCTGCTGTATCTGTTTTATCAATGCCAGTTTTGCCTGGTTGACTTGGCCAAACGGTACCCCGAAGATATACGGGAAGCGGCCATTCGGCATTTTGTCACCAACGAGTCGGATTACGTGTTGCAGGATTATATTTTTGAAATGATAGACGAATTTTCCCCTTGGATGAACATTCATACGGAATTTCCTCAGCGACGGTTGACCGAGATTATGCGACCGTACTTGTACTTGTTCCTGTGCCTCAAATACAATGTTCAGAATAAGGACATGAACCGCAAGAACAAGATGAGATTGTTGAAACGAATGATGTTGTTTAAACATCATAACCATGCGTTTGGTCGTAAAACCGTCTCCGCGGTTCGCACGGTCTTTGGCAAGAAAATTGACGGGGTGCCGCCGGTGGTCAAGTTCATAGATTCGGCCCCGGCGTTTACATTACGCATGGCATTCTCGTAGGTTGGTCAAGTAACCATATTCCCAATGACGTGTATAGGATCCTATACATGTCATTCATGCATTTTCTCGTCGGAGACTATTTTTACACGGTGTTGTAGCAAACGAGGGGGTTCCCATTAAAATTCGGCCGTAGGCAATTTTTTGCACGGTGTCGTAGCGAAGCGGAGGCAAAAGGAACGAAGGGCAAAAAATTGATTTGCCGTTTTTCCAAGATTAAACAGACATTAACCTTGAAAACCAACACTGTGAAAGATGTTTGCCACCCCGAAGTCGTTTGCCCCCCGCGCCGTCCCGATGTCCGTGTTCCTCCCCCACGTGGACGCTTCCTTCTCGTTTGAGGAGATTGCTCGCCAGTTTGAGGAGGAATTTGAGGTCGGTAAGGTGGACCGCATTGAGGCGGTCCCCAAGTTCAACCAGAAGGACGGTCACGCCTACCACGCGTGCTTCGTCTACTTTTCCCAGTGGGGAAACAGCTACTACGCCCAGATGCTCCGCATGCAACTCATGGCCGGTCTGCAAACCCGCATGTACGTGGCGCCCTCGCTCTACTGGATGGTGGGCAACAACACAAGCTCCGTGAACGAGGAGAACATTCCGTTCCCCAAGCACATGTCCTTGCTCATGTTTTCCAACGAGCCGACGTCCCTGGCCGACGTGGCCGAGGTCCTGGAAATGACGGACATTGGCAAGGTGAACCTGGACGCCTCCCGCTACATGGACGAGATTCCGCTCGCGGCCGAGTGCGCCGCGAGCAACGCCTACCTGGAGATGGCCGAGGACGAAGAGAATACGGCGGTCTTCATGCGCGTACTGGAGCGTCCCGCCCAGATGCTCGTGGTGGAGATGGAGTATTGGTTTCACAGCAAGCCCGCTCACGAGTTCCAGCAAGCCCTGCAGACGACCGGCGCCATGAACTACGGCGGGTTTGTGCACGAGACCACGCGCTGGTCTTTCGTCGCCTACCCCGAGTCGCCCAACACCTCCGGCATCAACCCCTACATCTGGTACGCTCCCTCGCCCGCCGTCAAGAACCTGAACATGAACGATGTCTACGCCTACGGTACGTTGATGCAACAATTCCAATCGCCCCTGATTTCCGTGTAAATATACGAGCCTGTTTACCCACCCCTTATACCACAAAAACCATAAAAAAGCCCCTCCACCCTCTTTTTCTTGGTACGTTTTCTATGTTTCCAGGAAGAAAGGGATCCTATACGTCCATTTGATGGGTGGAATCGTGGCGACATCACAGAAACGGCATAAACCGAATTGGCGAAAGAACCACATATCATGGAACCCACTGCCACGGATGTCTCCGGTGATCCGATACATTTCTTGGGTAAGTCTGAAATGAATATTTCCGCTACCCAAGATTTAGCCGAAAAGACCCAGGCCTACATGGCCGACCGACAGCCCAAACTCTACGTCTTGACCCCCTGTTTCGGGGGAACGTGTTACGTGAACTATATCCAATCCATGCTGGCGACCCTGGAACTTTTCCGGTCCGTGCAGTTCCCTATCCAGTTTGAATTTTGTCAAGGCGACAGCCTGGTGACCCGGGCCCGCAACAATTTGGTGGCCCGGGCCATGGGCGACCCCGCCACTACCCACATCATGTTCATAGACAACGACCTCACCTGGAACCCCGTGGACATCTTGAAAATGGTTTTAGCCGACCAGGGCCTCGTCGGTGGCATCTACCCCCTGAAAAAATACCACTGGGGGCGCCTAAAGGCCGGGACCGGGGCCTCTGGCCCCGAACCGGTCCAAGACTGGCTCGCCAAACGCGACGCCTCCTACCTGAAAAACGTGATGACCGACGACGCCATGGTCCAATCCCGCCTGCTCAACTACAACGTCAACTATTGGACCCCTCAGCTGCAGATTGAGAACAACTTGGCCAAAGTGCGACACATTCCCACCGGATTCATGCTTATTCAACGGCAGACCCTGGAGACGCTCTTCAAGGCCTATCCGGAAACCAAATACGTGGACGACGTGGGGTTTTTAGGCGAAAAGGACCAGCCCTTTGCCTACGCCCTCTTTGACTGCGAAGTGCGCGAAGGCCACTATTTTTCCGAGGACTGGCTCTTTTGTGAGCGGTGGATGGAGGTAGGCGGGACCGTGTGGGCCGACGTCAGCGTCATCTTGACACACACGGGGACCGAGGATTACCGAGGTTCGTACTTGGCGTCGCTCCTGTAATACACCTTCGCGCATTTAAAATGCGCGTGGTCCCACTGGGTTGCCTTTGCCTTATGTACCAGGAAACTATATAAAAATTAATCAATTATATTACGTAGTATGGACATAGAAAATGATTTAGAACTCCAAGAAAATAATTTAGAACTCCAAAAGATGCAAATCACTGCTATTATAGCTTTAATAAGTGACTTGTCTGTGCAAACAAACCAACTTGTTAAAACCATATCAATCGTTACTTCAATAACATTAACACAATCAAACCAACTTGTTAAAATTATATTAATTGTTACTTCAATAACATTAACACTTGTTATTTGTATATTAATCAAAATGTACATTAAATAATAATCGGCGTTTGAAATCGGAAAAGGTGTAAACGTTATGCTAAAATAAAACGGTGGACGGTGGGCTGTGGCCTAGGACAGGGGTCTCCCCGTCCCCCTAACCCACAGGATGTATAGGATCCTATACATCTTGTTCATGGATGGAATAAAAAAGGGGCTCGGAGCTCGGGCTGTTCCGTCGTGCAGTAGTCAACAGAACATCTCGTAAACATGCATCAATTTGGGATAGTCCTGAATGTACTTGGTGTATTTGAGCAACCAGGTGTAAAAGTCCATGGCGGGTTGGCCGCTGTCGGTGTTCCGTTTGTCCCACTGCCGGCGTGTATTCAGGTATTTCTTGTACTCGTAATACCATTTCATGGTCTCATGGAGACTGACCTGGGGACTCAAATTGTAGTCCGTACCAGAAAGCACCATGATTTGCCTAAAGGTGGTCATGGTCATGCCCAGGTCCTGGAGAATACTCGGCATGTGGTACAAATTCACCGTATGATTCGTCAACGACAGGTCGCGGAGGACGCGTTCGGTCCCGTAGACAAACATGTCCATGTCGTTGCTGAGACATGCCCAGGCGCGGTGGCTCTTGACGTACTGAACGCACAGTTCGTCGGACTCCCCGGGGGCGTCCACGCATTCCACTTGATGCTGCCGCAGGATGGATTTCACACCCTGAATATGCTCATAGTCTATTTTCAAAAACTGTTTCTTCAGGCACGACAGTTGCATGGCGAGCGTGGCGGAGGTGTCTAAACCGGCCTCCAGTTGCTGGATGATTTCCCGGTATTTGCCCTCGGCTTCCTGCTTCTTTTCCCGTCGTTCACGCAGGAGTTCCTTCTTCTCTTGGGGGGGTTTACCGTCAAACACGAAGATGGGGGTGATCCTATATGTCAATAGGGTGGTCACCATGGTGTGCATGAGTTCGTAAAGGTTCTCCTCGCCCAGGAACATGTACATGTAGATGTAGGTGTCCACGACGATGGTTTTCCCGGCGAGTTTTTGCAACGAAATGCGCTGAATCGTCGTCTTACGGCATTTATTCACCAGAAACCGATTGAGATGTTTGATACCCATACAGCGTTTGGTTTATTTGATGTGGATTCTTAGGTGCCCAGGGCATACAAGAATCAATTTTTACGGACCGAGAGGGCAGGGTTCAATCTAGTTCATCGTTGACCTCGGGGACCGATTGGAGCTTCATATCTATAAGCTCGTTCGCGGTTGCGGTTGCGGTATCAGCCGCCGCTGCAGTGGGTTCGTCTTCTTTGGCGCGGGCAATATGAATATAGGAGGAGCGCAACCCGGCATCGCGCTGGCGCCTGTTCAGAGAGGATTCGGATCTTGCATGGTTTTTATGTGTTGCGGTAAGAGGGGGATGATTTGCCTTTCCAAATGTCTCCAGGGAAGACGCGCTTTCGGGAAACGTCATGTTATGGATAATGGTATCGTGACCGTGACGTAACGAAGGCTCAAATGGGTAATAGGAGGAAATACCCGCGTGGTCCGGTAGACCTTGTTCAATATCCACAATGTGGATGTCCCCTGAATGTCCTGAGGTTGTAAAATGTTCTCGGGGCGGGGAGGCGCGTCGGAATTCTTCCGAATCTTTTTCGTTTGCCCCGCGATGGCGATGGTCGTTCCGCGGAACATGAAACGAAAAATGCGACGAAATTTTGTTGGGGTCGCCGTCGTCATGGTGACGTGAATAGGTGGGAAGCACAGAATAAGACCGATGTGCAGGGGTTTTGGAGGCGTACGCAGCCGCTGCTGCCGCTGCCGCAGCGACAATTTCTTCACTGTAAGGCGGAATATGGATAGAAAGTGTCTGCTGAGAAGGTTTACGCGCCGACGCATGTTGGCGCTGCCGAAGTTCGGAATTTCGGTCTTGGGATACCGCCGCTTCTTGGTGGCGCTGTGTGACGGCGGCCATTTCCATGTAATCGTGGATGGCCTGAAAATTCAAGGGAGGAACCGAGACCGTGGTATGGTCATGTTTATCTGTCGCATGAGGTTCAAACTCCGCGCTTGCCGGGGATTCGTGAGAAATCGGGGAGACCGGGGACTTGCAAATATTCCGCAACAGGTTCATGTCCATGATCACCCCTTTCTTGGCGCGCTGTCCTTTAGGCGTACGCAAGATGACCCATGGAAACATGTACGCCGGCGGGGTTTTAGAAAGAGACGAGTTACTCTTGGACGATTTGATTTTTTCTTGGTACTCGTTGGGCAACGGGGCCAATTCGTCCAGGATCCGGCATTCCATCAAATACGAGTTTTCAATGAGCTTGGAATAGGTATTGAACCTGTCCTCCAAATAGGCCATGCCGTTGCCGTTGCGGTTGCCGTGGTCCAAGAGCAGGGTTTTCTGGATTTCTATGGAGAGCAAATACAGTTCCTTGGATTGCACCAGCTCGTTTTCCATCTTGGTACTAATGGCCAAAAACAATTCTACGGACCCAATCAGACCCACGAACATGGATATGACGGCACACAATTCACTCACGATGATTTGCGGTACATACGGGGACAATCCGATACCAAAGACCGACCCGATGGCCGACAGGAAAATCACCGGCACCCGAAACCATTTGATACGCGCCGCTAAAATAAAATACGTCTTCTTGTGTTCGTTAGACAGTTTGATGGAATTGATGCGTATTTTATCCAAGACATCGTTCACATCGCTTGTCCATGTATCATACATGGGAATTTAAACGCGGTTCGGGTGGTGTGTCCTCGGTAAGTAGTTCTTTGCCCCCAATATACTATATGGGCTTGGGAGAAATTTTTTGTATTCATGCACAAGTACCAAGAATGTGTACAATGGGCCCGACGTCACAGGAATAACCCGATACCGGTGTCGGGTCTGGCGGGATTGAAGGCCCTGTACCAAGAAATAGAGGACGCGTGGTCAAACGCACCTCTTGGACTTGCATCGCCCACTAAAGTGGATCATGCGACATGGACGCCAGGGAAACATTACGCTACGATGGTTCCGGCGGATGTCCGCGAGTATATTACGGCGGCCGGGGCCGGGCCCGAGCCCTACCATTGGGAATGGCGTTGGAAGGCAGAGGGAGGTAGAGAGTGGCGAATATGTGGGTGGGTTCCTGCCGCCTTGCCGCCGGATTTGGACGCTATGTGGACCAAGATGGTGGCATGGTTCCGTTTCTTGGACCGACGCGCCCCCGTAGCATGTTCCCGGCGCATCACCGTATACCTGTATTTGACGCCCTTGACCAAGACGCTGCCGCGCCAAGGCACGGGCCAAGGTACGGGCCAAGGTACGGAAGGTACGGAAGGTACGGAACTTTCTGAATCCCACGTGAACAGTGCTTTTACGCAGAGCTGCCAAGCATCCAACGAGATTTATATTTTTCGCGAGGAGGAATGGTGGAAAGTCCTGATGCACGAGTGCATCCACGCCCTGGGCCTGGATTTTTCTTGGTACCCTCGCAGCGACGCCCTCCTGGTCCCCCAGATACAGCAGGTGTTCCCCGGGGTGCATTCCGACCACTGGGCCGTCACAGAATGCTGGACCGAGACCTGGGCCGAAATCTTGGTCCTCTTGTTCCAGATCCGGGAATTCGTCGGCCCGCAGGCGGCATGGTCGCGGGTCGCGGCCCTCCTGCAACGCGGCGTGATGTACGAAACGGCGTGGTCCCAGGTCCAGTGCATCAAGGTATTGGATCATTATGACGTCACGTACGCCGAACTGTTGGCCGGCGCCACGTACCGCGAGACCAAGACGGCGGTATTTTCGTACTACGTGTTGAGATGCCTCATCATGACCCATTTACCCGCGTTTTTAGCATGGAATGCGGACCGTGGTGGATTCTGGACCGTGTTTTCCAAGGGGCGGGACAAGGGACAAGACAAGGGGTGGAACCAGGCCCAGGTGCGTGATCATATACTCGCCTTGGGGGAATTCTTGGTGGCGGCCGCCCAGGATGCCCGGACCCGGAGGGTGCTTTCCGAACGGGGAGAACGGGTGGAACAAAGTGGGCATGAACTGCGCATGTCCTTGTGGGGCGGCGAAATCAATCTAAACATTGTGTAAGAGATACCGAATATACGGGGTCCCATGCAGGTGTTCATGATGCGCCTTGTTATTTATATTTGCGGCTTCTTGGCGGAGGGTCTAAAGACGACACTATTCAACTCGTGGACATGTGTGGGTCTGCACCGAGGCACGGACTGGACGGTGCCGCAACGCGTCCAGGTCGGCGACCTGCCGCTGGTCCTCTGGTCGTCGGGTCCGGACCCGGCGAAGGACCGCATGTTTTCCATGCTGAATATCTGCAAGCACATGGGGTCCCGGCTGGATACAGGCAAGGTGACGGACGACTGCAAACTCAAATGCCCCTACCACGGCCTGGAATTTAGTGGGACCAAGGACGGGTTTGGGCAGGCGGTGGTGCACGAGGGCAAGGTCTTTTGGTCTTACCGACCGACACAGTCGCGTCCGCCGAGCACGCCGTTTTACCACCATCCCGGTTTTGTCACCAGTTCCTTTGAAATGGACATGCCGGCGTCGTTGACCGATTCGGCCTACAATGCCATGGACGTCCATCATCCCGAGTACGTTCACCGTTGGGGGTTTGGTAGTTCTGTCCCACCCACCAATTTACAGCATTACCGGTACACGGATCGCGACGGCGTCGTCAACCGCATCGGACTCGCCTTTGACTACGTGTCCAGCGAATTGATGCAAGCGATCAATCAACACAAGGAACCGACCCGGAATTTCCACATGTACAAGTTTCCCTCGTTTACGTGGTCCAGGGTGTCGCTGCGCGACCGCCATTTGCTGATTTCTCTCCATCTATGCCCCCTGGCCCCCGACGTGACCCGCTGGTACGTGACTCTCTGTCATAATTACCATACGTCGTCTTTTGGCCAGGAAACCATGAAGCTGATGGCCATGGTCATCTTGGGCCAAGACCACGTCCAGATGCACCAACAGGTCGCGGAAAACCCCTTGAAATCGGCCTGGACATTTCAAAATGTGCTGCCCCAAGAAGACGCCGTCTGGTGGTTGCGCGAGATGATGAGTTCGTACCAGTACCCCGATATCAAGATATGTGAACAACTCTTGCGGGAGCACCAGGACCCGTAGGACCCGTAGCTTCGTTAGGACCCGTAGGACCCGTTGAACCGTAGGTTCGTAGGGTGAAAATCAGAACATAATCTATATGATCTGATTTAGATGTTGACCAAGATGACCACGCAGGGTTGGATCCTATACATGTCCTTCATGATTATTCTGTTGGTGGGGGCATTGATGGTACTCTATTATGTGGAGATGGCGACTCGGGTGAAAAGTTGGGGCCGCGAGGGGTTTGCTGGAGAAAAGGACGCGAACCCGGCCACGGGCCCGGACGCTGACGCGGATCCATTCATCACGTTGTACGACCAAGAACGGGCCGAGCTGGATGTGTTTGGATCTTTCGGATCCGATGGGTCCGCGGCCGCAGAAGAGAGCCCGATCCCCCGCATCCTCTGGACTTTTTGGGAAGGGCCGGAGAATCACGTCGTCCAGTACTGCATCGCCTCTTGGAAATATTACAATCCGGACTACGAGGTGGTGGTCCTGAACAAGCGCAATTACCGAAACTATCTTGGGTCGTCTGCAGTGGATGTGGACGCCCTGCGGCATTCGGGGGACGGCATGGCCCGATATTCCGACTATGTCCGCTGCCTGGTGTTGTCTAACCACGGCGGCATCTGGATAGATTCCTCGGTTATCTGCCACGCCCCGTTTGACTGGGTCCACGTGTGTCAACAGCGCACCGGCGCCGAGTTCGTCGGCTATTACATTCACAAGGGCACCTTCCCCGAATTTCGGTCGTACAGTCCCATGGTGGAAAGCTGGTTCTTTGCCTGCGTACCGGGGTCGGCGTTCATGCGGGACTGGACGACCGAATTCTTACGGACCAACGATTTTCCCACCATCGGCGGGTATTTAGACAATGTCAAAACGGGCGGGACCCATTTCAATAACATGGCCAACATCGGTTCCCCCGACTACTTGACGATACATATTTCTGGGCAAAAGGTGCTCCAAGACGCCAAAGATGCGCCCCGGTACCGTCTCTCTCTCTTTTCTGCCTGCGCGGGGCCGTTTTTGTATTTGCACCGGGTGAACTGGGACGTGGCCACGGCGGTCCATCAGCTCATGAACGAGCCGACCCGGTCCGAGTATTTCCAATGCGCGTTTGTCAAATTACGCTCCATTGAACGGAACACTTTGGAACAGTACGACGACGCCCAAAAACGCCGGGCCTTTTCGTGTCCTGTCTAATTTGCACCCATAATATAGATGATATTGGACGGCAATATTGGACGGCAATGAAGTTTCCGGTGAAAAAGATCCTATACTGGTCCACAGTGATCAAGCTCGTACTGTTGGTCTTGGTAACTGGTGTATGGTGGTTACTGAATAAGTACCCGGTGGGTTCGTGGTTCCGAGAGGGGTTTTCAGACTCGGTCACTGCGGAGACTGGGTCCACCAAGGGCCTGGTGGCTGTGGACGATAACCGGGAACATCCCATTATTTTCACCAACGATGTGGAACGGGGGGAATTCGCCTTTCAACCGGAGGGTGGGGGGGCGCTCCGCGCCCCCCGCAGTAAAATTCCCAACCGCATCTGGATGTTCTGGGAAGGTCCCATGAACCCGGTGGTGGAATACTGCGTGGCGTCTTGGAAAGCGTACCATCCCGGCTACGAGGTGGTGCTCCTCAACAAGACCAATTGCCACGAGTATTTGGACGTGGATATCCGGTCGCTGCGCCACGCCGAGGAGAGTATTACCCGATTTTCCGATTTCCTCCGGTGCCTCATTTTGTCTAAACACGGCGGATTTTGGGTGGACGCCTCCATCATTTGCCATGCCCCAGTCTCTTGGGTCCACGCGGTTCAGAATACGTTTCAGGTGGAACTGGTCGGCTACTACCACGGGTCCACCGACGCCGAGTTTCTGTCCTACAGCCCCATCATTGAGAATTGGTTCTTTGCCTGTGTGCCGGGGTCGGCGTTCATGCGCGACTGGTGCGCCGAATTCCTGCGGTTCAACGATTACACGACGGTGGAGGACTATTTGAAGAGTCTCCGGGACGACGATCACATACAATTCGTCAACCTCCAGTATTTAGACTATTTGACCATGCACGCCGCTGCCCAAAAGGTGTTTCAGAGTCACCGGGACATGTACCGCATGTACCTCTTTTGCGCCAACTGCGGGCCGTTCAAGTACCTGGACGAAGTAGGATGGGGCGACACGGTCCGGGCCGTGGACCACATTACGGGGGAAACGACGGCCAAGAACTACCAAAACTATACCATGGTGAAATTATGCAACGACCAACGACGCGAATTGCTGACCCGCGACGATGCGACCATGCGCCGAGCGTTTTCGCATTTCCGGCTGCAAAACACTTAGAGACGTCGGGTGATAATGAAGTAACCGTGCGCCCACCCCACACCCAATCTGTGAATAATATGAACCAGACGGCCAGTGACCATTTGGTGCTGAAGCTTGTGGAAGCGGATGACGACAATCAGTTACGCGAGACCATGTATGTGTTCTACGACCCGGTCTGGGAGACCTACGGTATTCGCGGGGGGTACCACGTTATTAGTCGCGAGACGGGGATCACGACCCCGGTGTTCTTCTCGTTTTACTGCGACAAGATGGCCGACGTGATTACGTTCCTGAAAGTGATGACCCGCCAGTATCACAAGCTGACGGTGCAATTGATGAAATTCACGGACTTGCCCGTGGAATCTGACCACATCACTTACGACCACCTGCGCCGCCACGACCTGAACCGGCACGAACTCGTGGGGTTTGATTTCACGGGAGGACAGGACATCACGTGCATCTTGACGGATTTCTTGCAGGTTTGCACCAGTGTGTACAATGTCTACTGAGGGGTCAGCAAGCGAAGCTTGCAACCTTGCGGGGCAGCTTAGGCGTCCGTTTCGTTCCGACTCAAATGTTCATCGGTGTAAATCTTATACACGCATTGTGGTGTATAAGATTATGTACAACAGGCAGGTAGAATGATATGAATGGTGTAAAAATCGGGAGGATAAATTATTTATTCATATGTTTTTTATAGGTTCGTCGGTGGCGACGTGTATTCTTATGGCGACGACGGCGCATACGTGTTTTTTTACCGCCTCGTAAACCCATCATGTCTCGGCGAATTTTACTGGACACATTGACACCTTTGTATTCCAAATCTCCGGTAGTAATCGCTAAATACAGATTATCACATAACTCGGGTTGCGAGGTGTTTTTACTTAATACTTTGTTTTCCAACCAATCTTTGCTTTGTTCGTTCAAATTGAGACTATAATACGTGTAAATAATGGTCATATACATGTCTCTATAAGACAAGGTATCATAGGGGGAAATCTTTTTCATAATATCCGCAATGTGCATGATATTGACGCGTTCCTCTTCATTACAACATATGTTGGTGATTTCTTCACTGGTCCAATATCCGGTCTTTAACAAACGTTGTATTTCTTTTTTAAAGACGTCTTCGGCTTCCGCAAATATACTTTTTTTCAATACTTCGTCATTTTTGGATTGAGTATTATTTACGTGAGAAACTACGTTATCAATGAGCTCGGCGCGTTTTTGATAATTTGGTTTATCACCATTATTCGGGGGAGTAGGTGTGCGTGAACGCTTAGCTATATTTTTCAAATAGTCGGGGGCAACGACGTCGTCTTTTTGAAATTCTTTAACAAACAACGACATGTTACGCGTATATATTTACATCATATAAAACGGTGAATATTTGAGTCGGAACGAAACGGACGCCCGCGAAGCCGGGCTATTGCGGAGCATAATATCATCCCTACTTAGAGGTCACATGACGGCAAAGGATGGTCACCGCAATCCCCGGTAAAGAGGTCCTCGCCCCCGAGAACGGTTTCTTGGAGAAGGCGGTCTACCCAGAAGGTCAACGTGGTCCGGTTGTCGCGCACGACGCGGACAGCTTCATGGTAGGCTTCTTGGACCAATTCCGCCACCTCGCGGTCCACAGTCCGTTGCGTATATTCCGAATATTTAGGCACAAATCCCTGCGACGCCCCCTTGTAAAACACGTGGAGTTGGTTGCCCATGCCGTACTTCTCTATCATGTCCGTGGCCAGGGCGTTGGCCTCGCGCAAATCTTGCGTGGCCCCGACCGAAATCTGGTCCGCCCCGTAAAACACCTCCTCCGCGGCCTTGCCCCCCAGCGCCACCATCAGACGTTTCATCAGGACATCGCGGGTATAGAGACCCCCCAGGGCCACCTCGTCCTTTTCGCTAAAGAGGGTGAATCCCCCGGTCCCGCTATAGGACGCCTGAATGGACACCTTTTGCAGATCAAATACTTCCGGATGGAGATGGACGAGCCAGGCGTGACCCATTTCGTGGACGGCGACCCGGCGTCGCACTTCGTCGGGACGGTCGTCTGTCAGCTTCTTGACCCCCATCCACCGTTTCTCCCAGGCGGCGTAGAGTGCGGCGTCGGTCAGCGTCCGACCGCCTTCACGGGCCACGGCGATGGCCGCCTCGTTGACCAGGTTGCGCAAGTCGGCGCCCGAACTGCCCGCCGTCATTTTCGCCCACCGGCGCGTGTCCAACGGCGGCGACGGAGGGGTCGGCAAGTTTCCTAAATAGAGTTCCAGGATGGCGCGCCGGGACCGCATGTCCGGCAAAGGGATGGCGACAATGCGGTCAAACCGTCCGGGGCGCAGCAGGGCCGGGTCCAAAATGTCCCGGCGGTTGGTGGCCGCCAACACCATGACCCCCGTGTTGTTCTTGAAACCGTCCATTTCGGCTAAAAGCTGGTTCAGCGTCTGGTCCTTTTCCTCGTTGCTACCCGTGGCCATGCCGTCGCCGCTCGCCCGTCGCTTCCCCACAGCGTCAATCTCGTCAATGAAGACCACGCACGGCGCTTGATTACGGGCATCCTCAAAGAGTTTGCGCACCCGCAACGCCCCGAGTCCCACATACATTTCTATGAATTCCGAGCCCGACATTTCAATGAACGAGGCCTCGGCTTCGTTGGCGACCGCCTTGGCCAGCAACGTTTTGCCCGTCCCCGGGGGACCTTCCATCAACACGCCTTTAGGAATACGGGCCCCCGCCAAGTCATACTGGGTACGGTTCTTCAGAAAGGACACGATTTCGCTGCATTCTTGCCGGACCTCGGGCGACCCGGCCCAGTCGGCCAAAGTGATGTTCTCACGGAAAGGGGCGGCGTCACGCTGGTTAGACCACGGAAACAGGTTGGTGCCCATGCCCATGTTCGGGCCGACGCGACCCCCGGAATTGCCGCCACGAATGTATTGTTGCAGAGCCCCGAGCCCCCACCGCAGAATATTGAGCGCGAGGGACACATAAATGGCGGTAAAGAGGAGGTCACCAAACCCGTTACCAGGGGGGGCGACCGGCGCCGCAGGCACCGAAATGAACTGGGGGTCCAGGCCGCTGTAGAGCGACGCGTCCACCAATTTGGTCGTGATATAGGGGCTGATCTCCGTGGAATACACGTAATCCGTGGATCCAGCGGATCCAACGGATCCAGCGGATCCGGACTCGGACTTGGTCTCGTCCTTGGACTCAGTCTCAGCTGTGTTCGGAGCCGTGGTATAGACCCGGTTGCCCACAAAGTAAATCTGTTCAAAATCGTGCTGCGTCAACCCCTGCAGCAACTGTTTCATAGAGAGGGGATGCACCACGGGCTGCGGTGCTCCTAGAGGGGGCAGGAGACTGGGTCGGAACCGAGGGTCCGACGGCGACCATGCCTCCGCGACCCGCGCCGTCATCGCGGCAGTAATCCATACAATAACAACAAGACCAAGCATGTGGAATAGGCATATATGTGATCAATACTATATACCATTTTAGCGGAACAAATTCAGAAAACAGAACAGGCGGGCATGGATGCCATCAAGAGTAACGACACTGACCCCGCCCCTCCCCCCAGGTTGCGTAGTCTATGGTCCTGGATCCAAGGAAAGGCCTCAACGAAAGGACGTCGTACCAAGAAGGCATTTCGCAAGGTCAATTGCGCGCCGACGGCCATGACGAGAGCGGGGGCCCGGGCCACCCAACGCACCTGTTACGACCGGTCCATCTTGGTCAAAATCCGCGACGCCTATAACCGAACCCATCCTGACCAGTCGCCCATCCAGACCCGTCAACCGGCGGCGCTGGTGCAAGCGCTCCGGGACCGACTCTCGGACCAATGCGACCAAGAAGACTGCTGGCTGAAGCTGCTGCCGTCCGCCCAAATGCAGTATCTGGAAGAACGTATTTTTGCCCCGAAACATCCCCGGGAATGGCTCAAGAATCCCCGGGAATGGTTGTCCAATTACGACATTATCAACGTGCTGCGTCAATACGAGGCTGCCTACCCGGACTTTACCTTCTTGGGACCCAGTCCCATAGACTTTGATAAACGCCTTCCGGGAAAACGCGGATGCGTGGAAAACACCATCTGCACCTTTCGTTTGGCCAATTACGTCGGCCCCGACGCCAAGCAGACGCACATCAAAAAAATCGGCCTCAGTTTCAATTTAGACGAGCACGACGAGGCCGGCTCGCACTGGGTCACCCTCTACGTGGATTTGAACCATGGCATCGTCTTTTACTTTGATAGTGCTCTCAATGACACCCCACCTGAAATAGACGCCTTGGTCCATCGCATCTTGGACCAGGCTCGGGAGCTGGGCCTAAAGATGACCTACCGGAAGAACCGGGTCCAGCACCAATTTAGCAACAGCGAATGCGGCATGTATTCCCTCTTCTTCTTGGTTACCTTGATCACCGGGAAATGGGACCAGCGTCCGATGAGCGTCATGACCGCACTGCGTCGGTTTGAGACCAAGCGTGTCCCGGACGCCGCAGTGGCCCGGTTTCGCAACGAGTATTTCAATGACCCGGTTTAGGACCGCGGACCGGAACAAATACCAAGATATAGTAGCAGTCACCATGGGTAAACAGACGAAACGGCAAGGACGACGTACACAAGGCCGGCGTACCAAGAAACCCCAGAACAAGACCCGGAACAAGACCCAAAGACAACGCGGCGGCAAAATGAGCGACCAAAAAGTGCGTCTATGGGTGATTGGTTACCCGAACCATATCAATTCCGAAGAGACCTTTTCGTACACGGACGTGGAAGAAAGCAACCCGTCGGACGTCTTCAACCTGGGGTGGGTGGATAACTATATGAACGCCTTGGTCATCAACGTTCCTCCGCGGGCTTACCATAAAACGGTGGCCATCAAGCGCAACTGAGACCTACGAACCAAACCAACATAAAACGGTGCCATGAGATGAATACATGGCACTCTTTATACATCGCGACAATCAGACCATCCTATGGGAAATTTTACAGCAGCGTCCCGAAATACATGTGCTGACGCCTTCCGAACGCCCCGCTTGGTTCAAGCATCATATACAGCAATTCTACGAAAACTTGCCCGCTACTTGGTTTCAACAACCTCTGACCACGACCGAGTTGAACCGGTTGAATCAGGCCGTATTGCGTACCATGTTGGAGACCCTGAGAACCGTTCCGGTGGACCGACGGGTAGCCCAGTCACAGTCGTTTCCCGATACTAGGACCATGGGTTCCGCGTTTCAGGACTTGGACCGCCCCACGGCTTCGCGCATTCCCCCGCGAGGACCGGCGGGTGGGCCCAACCCTAGTCAAGCTGGCGCGACGGCCAACAACGGTCCTCATTCGGGTGGCCATTTGCATGAACAGTTTCTGCAAAAACAGGAGGAAATGAAGACGTTCCTGCAACGTCCGCCCCCACAACAGATTGATTTCAAGGTGACCGAACTGGATACGCCGATTGCCAACATGGACGAACTGATCCAACAGCAGTTGCGCGAACGGGAAAATCTTATTTTGCCGCCCCCGCCCCCGGCCCCGCCCACACCACCGCAACTCCCTCCGGCCCCTCCGGTCCGGACTCTAAACATCTCGTCCACCGACCCTCTCTCGCACAACATCCTAAATATTCTTCCCATACCTCCCTTGGCCACCGAGACCAGCGCTACCAGCGGAATCCGTGAACGCACCGTGGCCTTTGAAGAACCCGACATGGAACAGATGAAGCGGGACATCCGGACCCTTCAACACGATTACCGAGAACTGGAAAACCAGTTGGCGGCCCTCGTCCTGAAAATGAGTGCGAACCCCACGGGCAGAATGAACCGTGCCCGTTCTTGGTAAACCCCCCAAGGCAAGTATAGGATCCTAGGAAGATCCTATACATGTTTTTGGGGCATGGGCCACGGTCCATGGTACCGTTAACCGTTGCCCAGGTACATGAAGCCCGACAGGACCTGGGCATTTTTTTCTTGGTACTGCATGGTCTGCAATTTAGCCGCATGTTGCCGTTGTTCAAACCGTCGGCGGTTCGCCGCCTCTTGTTCGTCCAGAACACGTTGAGCTTCCCTTTTGTCTAAAACCGGATGGGCGTGGTCGTCGTCGCGCCGGGCGGTGCGCAGCTTGTCCACACTGCCGTATTGGGTGACCTGGTCCACGTCCCGTTCGCTGACGGAGAGCACGGTCTGGTCCTTGTGTACTTTACGCAGATCGTCAAACTTTAGTTTGCCAAAGGGGTCGGTGGTAATGTAAGCGTCCTCGGCGTCGTCGGCGCCCCCATGAAAGGAGTCGCCCATGCCGCGGTTGGTGACCAGGGGTTGTACCCCCCGATACAAGGCCATCTGCTGGGACGCCTGGGCCTGCTTGATATGCCGGAATTTCTGGTGAATATCGCCACCCTGACGGGCGTACGTATCCCAATCGGCCGTGGCATCTTCGGTTTTGAACCACTGGTTCCGTTCTTCACGTCGGCGTTCTTCCTCCCGGTCGCGCATGTTTTCCTCGTAGAGACGGTTGAACGTGGTCTGAAATTCCGTCGCCTTCATGGTCCGAATTTTGTCTTGGACCCCATTCTCGGCCGCGCGCGACAGACCGCTGGTTCGCGGGGCCGTATACTGCATCGGTTCGCTCGGCACCGCGCGGTCGGTCTTGGTCTGATTGTCGTAGTATTCGGCCACCATATCAAACGCCTTTTTGTAGAAGAGAAAATACTGCGAGGGAAGCCGGGATTTGTCGGGATGCATGCGCAACACCGTCTGTTTCGCCTGTTTCATATGGTCCGCCGTGAGCGTGGACACGCCGTCCAGACGGAAAAGCCCCAGGATTTCCCGGAAAGAATACATCTGCAGGTTCAAGTTGTGCTGGCCGGTGGTGGACAAGGAACATCGTTTAGGCTCGGTCATCATCTATGAACATATATCATATATGATGGCGAAAGAAGTGAAAAAGTTAACGTATGTGGAAGGCTTGGCTTTGGCCGACGCCTGTGGCAATTTAACTCATGTATTCAACAGCGAGTCGGGGTTTAAGGTGACCCTGGACCCCGCCACCCCCGGTAAAATCGTCTTTACCGACAAGAACCGGCTGCCCATTGCTTCCCACGGGGTCACCGTGACCGGACAAAAACAGAAACCGCAGCAATCGCAACTGGCGCACCAAGAACGGTTTTTGTATTATTATAAACGGGCAGGCGTTCCGGGACTGGTCAAATACCATCTCTCGGACCGGGTGATGCCCAATGTGGCGTATATGGATGCCACGGACAAGTACACCAAGGAGTACGAAGAAGCGTATTTTCGCCGCAAACAAGACCGCAATTACGTGGATAAAATCACGGCGTATGTGGTGGAAGCGCCTAAACCGACGACGGTGGTCGAGGAACATGTGCGCATCTACAATTTGGCGGCGGGGGTGGTGAACCGGTTTACGGGAATTCAACCTCCGGTCAAGCCATTTATCGCATTACCCCAGAAAGCCGAGGTACCAAAACCCAGGCTGACGGTGCCACTGGTGCAGGCAACCAATAACCCGCCGAATGTAGCAGCAATAACCTCTCAATAAGGGGTCGTCTAAGTGAGGTAAATATGCAAAATGACATTGCCTTTGTTGGAGACGTCAAAAATGTCCTTGGTGTTCCCGATGGGGACCCCCTGCCGATGAAATATTCTGGTTTGGTAGCCGCGCATCAACAAATCCGAACGGGTTATTTCAAACACTTGAGAGGCGGTCACCTGCACCTGTATCGGTTCGGTTTCGGGACGGTTCAGTACCTCTTGGAACGTCCAGTGAACCTGGACATGGAGATGGTGGTTTTCGTCCAACGAGACGCCGTCAGGGCAGACCGGAACACAATACACGATGAATTCACCCGGATCCCCAGGACCACCAGAACCCTCTGGTGATCCGGGTCCCTTGTCTGCCTCGGCCGGGGCAATATCAAAGACCGTTTCTTCCATCCACGTCGGTATCAGGTATTTACGGTCGCCTTCTTGGTGCTTAATCACATTGCACAGAAAGAGGTCATTGAGGTCGGGATGAAGCACCACGACCTTGTCGCGATGGGTGCGGGTATGCAGCGACAAATTCAGCAATTTCCCAATGTACTCTAGCATGGTCTCGGTCACGGGCGGAAACCGCCGTCGGTGCTTGCAAATGAAATAGTAAATATCTTGGAGCGTCGCCTTGTCCAGGGTATTCAAAAACTTCAAGGCATTGGATTGATACGCTTGAGAAAGCCACTGCGTGATTTCGGGCCATCCCGGATGATGCAGAATCGGTCGCCCCATGGATTGAAACAGGGGCGCCAACCGCTGTATCCACTCCTTGGTAGAATGGGGTACCTGGGAGGCGGCGGGTTCCGGGTCCGAATCTTCGCTGTCGCCGTCCTCGTCTTGGTCCATGTCTCGTAAATGTCTTAACAACACGGTATAGGCTTCATTGATTCCTTGGAACCGTTCGGTCGATCCCGGGTCCATGTTCTTGTCCGGATGGTACTTCAGACATAGACGACGGTAATGGGATTTGATGATGCTCCGGGTTTTGCCGTCTTTGGGATGCATATCTAATATCGCGCAGGCTTGATCATATAGCATATTTGAGGATGGGCAAAGGAACGGGCCAAGTGCAACGGGCAGGCGTGAATGTATAATCTAAGGAATATGTATCTATGTATGTGTTGATTTTCACGCTCTTGGTGGCGGCATTGATATGCGTGGCGGCCCTCATGTACGCCTTGCCTTTGCCCGGCTCGTACGGGCCGGGCGGAGCTGGGCCGAAGGAACCCTATTCACAGCGCGACATTCCGGTAGACAGTAGCACGGGCCTCAGGAAAGATACAGAGGATGCGAGGCCCATCACCGACGTCGACAGTGATCGCACCGTGATTGCGCCTCAGTCTCAGTGGGTTGCTCCCCAATCTCAATTGGGAGCGCGAAACGTCTTGGCGGATTATTCGCAATCGTTGGAAAAACCGTACGACGACTTTACGAGCCCTGAACCGCATGGTTTAGAGCATGTACGTCCGGTCACCCTGGACACCGCGTGCCGGGCCTTGGACCCGGAAGCGTGTGCCGCATCCGATGTCTGTGTCTATGTCAACGGTACCACGTGTCGCGCGGCTTTCCCCAATACCAACAATGCCCGGGCCTACAACAATTACTGGGGGAAAACCATGCCGCAAACGGACCTGTTTTATTACTGGCGTGACGGCAAATGTTACGGTGACTGCCAAGGGTTCCGCGTCACCGACCGGGGTCCTGGGGCGATTACGGCGGACGCTTTGCAAGATGCGGACCGGATCAATGCGGCGACCAGCTTCGTCGGGATACTGACCCCTGACGAGATGTACAACAAGACCACCTGGCCCCTGTCACCAAGTTCGGTGACGCGGGGTCCCGTAACCGAACGGACAAATACGGCCCCGGGAAGCCAGCAGCGTGGTCCCAAGGATTCGGCCCGGGCCCGGGCCCGGGCCGGGGACCGGGCCGGGGCCTCCGAGACCCCGGTACGTACCATTTTACCCCGTCCTTCAAAGACCGCATCTAATACGGACCGTGCATCAGCAAACCTGACGTGTATTCCCGACTGCATGGCCGGATGGGAGTGTCAGACGTCTGAAGGCGTCGGTCCCATTTGCGTTCCCGCCATGATCGCGAATGCGCCCGGGTCCTGTGACCTGAATTGTGCACGCAACTACCATTGCGAACGGGTCAACGGTCAGTCCATGTGCTTACCGAACCGGCTGTTCTAGGACGGGAAGGAGGACCAGTCAAACGCACCGCCGGTAGAATATCACGAACCCCACCAAGAAGATGACCACCATCGGCAACATAATGACCTCCGTTTCTGTGCGCGAGTTCTCGCCTAAATTGGAATGAAGCCCGGGATCGGTGGCATTCCATAAAATCGTGGATGAATGCGGCATGTAATATCTACGTAGTAGATATGCAGATATATGTCTCTCCCTCGTGGGTTGGTCCACGATTCTCTACACGCAGTAGTGGAATATACCTGTACCATTTCAAACCGGATTATTCAGGAGGTGGTCGTGGCCGCTTCCAAGATGGAAAACACGGCATTCTCCAGATGAAAAATAGACCGGTAATTGTTGCCGTATTGTTTGAGAATCACCGTCAGTTTGTACAGAAGACGCTGCATGGGGGGCGAACCAGGGATCAAATGTCCCGACACTGCGAAATGCCTAAAGATGTACCAGACACATTCAATGCCATCCAAATTGTAAATCAGGATATCGTAAAGACAGTCGCGGAAATACGTCAACGAGGTCGTGGGGGCAGCAACAGAGGGGGAGGCGCCTTCGGCGCCGACCCCCTGAATCCGTCCAATCAAGGTATGCATCTCCTGAATGATGGTATCGCACACCATATTGAAATGGTCTTGGGGCAATTCGTGATGGGGCGGGGCGACCAAGGCGAACGAATACACCTCCTTCAGATTGATGATGTCGTCGGTGCCCACCGTAGACAACACAGACGCCACTTTCTCAGGGTCCTTGTCTTTGTAAACGCCGGAAAAGGCGAGCATGTCGTCACGCCGGGGGCGCGGCACCCGCAGCAGCTGACAATGGTCCACAATGTTGCTCGGTAAAAAACTGACATGTTCGGTGATGAGAATAAAATAAATCTGGACGACACCCGGGTGATGGACGTCGTCGCGTTCGTAGCAATGCTGTTGCATGTAACTGTAGAAAATGTCCAAGAGTTCGTTGTGAATCGCGTGGAAATTCTTGCAGACGATGAATCCCAACTTCTCGGGTTTAATCGTGACAATGTCCACGATTTGCTTGTAAATGTCGTGCCAGATAATCTTGGCATTGCAACCCAAGAGGGACATGTCCACCTCGTAATGGATGTCACTGATGCGGTAAATATAGGATTGCTTCTCGGTGGCCGCTTTCACCTTCTTGTCGTATTTCAATTGACTCGGGCTGTACGGCTTCAACAGGGTCAGGGTCCGGGTATATTTTCCCACCCCGGAAGGGCCGTAAACAATCCAATTTTGTGGGGGGTCGGGCTCGGCCACTACAACGCCACCGTTATCCTGGCCAGACCGCAGCGCCGTTTCTTGGAACTTTTCAGCGGACTTGCAATAATCCTCAAAATGGGTTTCGTAAAATTTCATAGATGATATAGGATCCTATATCGTCTGTGTTTATGTTGTGTTGTTACAAGAGCAAGGCGCCGGCCACGATGGCGGCGTCGGCCAAGACCGCATAATTGATACCGGAGGCCGCGACCGTGGGCTTGGCGCCTCCGTTGCCCGGAGGTAAGGGGTGTGCGGGCGCAGCATGTGCTGCAGGAGCCGCAGCAGCAGGAGCAGCAGGAGCAGGAGCAGCAGGAGCAGCAGGAGCAGCAGGTGCCGCAGGAGCAGCGGCCTGTGGTGCCTGAACCGCAGGCGCAGCCGGTAAAGGCGCAGCCGGAGCCGGGGGCAAGGAGGGGGATCCTATAGGATTGTTGCTACAATTGCCGTAGCATTTGCCTTGGTAATAGTACCGGTCGCGATGCATGATGGTCGGGTCGGTATAATACGACGTCATGACGGGACCATTTTCTCCTCCTGCCACACATCGGCCTGCGGCCGGACCGCCGGCCGGTCCGTCGCCCGATCCGCCGATCAACACGCAACATTGGGTAGATGCACATACGTTCGTGTCTAGACTATTACACACGGAATCTATTTGGCCGGGGTTGGTAGCGTTGGTCCGACAGAAACCGCCCAGGGGGGCGTCCGCGGGGGAAGCATAACTCAGTCCAGTCAATTTACTGTAATTGATGGCCAGGTCGTCGGCCGGACGAAAAGAACCTGGAGCGGCCAGCAAGAACTGGCCGGCCCGGGGGGGCGGGGTCTGTCGGTCCAACGCGGCCGGGGACCATGCGTAGTTGACCGGATTGTTGGTATAGATTGGTAAGTGGGTGGGCGAAACGGGAGACGGCGTGAGTCCAGGCTCCGCCACGCCATTCACTTGCGGAGAATACGTCGGGGTCTGAGCCGTGGAGGGAGAGGCGGTCCACGGAATAGCATTGATGGCCTGTGGGGCCTGGGCCGCAGGGGGCGGAGTCTGACCTAAATTACCAATATACACGGCTTTGTTGCTTATGGGTATGGGCGGATTCGTAGACATGCACTTCTATATTACCCTGTGAAAAAAAACGGTTCCGTGGTCTTTCTACACCTTCACGTATCTACAATCTACACTAATCCGTTTACACTAATCCGTTGGTCGGTACGCCACCAATGACATTGGAGGGGTTCCCGGGACCAGGACGGGGTCCCGTGGCCGGGGCAGGAGCCTGAGTCGGCCCCCCGGCCTGGGCCTGTTTACGTTGCTGCCGCGCGGCTTCCTCTTCTCGGGTCGGTATGAATAAATTGGTCAGCTTGGACGAGAGTCCCTTGAATGACGGAAACAACGTGGTGGACGTCTCCCGGGCCAGGTCCGACGTGGAAAACACCCCCATGGCCCGCTGAACCTCGTGGATTTCGTCTACAGGGGCCCGACTGGATATGGGGAACAGTTTGCGGTACATGAATCCCAAGACACCCAAGACGATAAAGACCGTAATGACAATCATAGCATTCTGTAAATTCACATTGTCGCCCAGCAACACCACATACACGTAAATATTGTAGATGAGCATGAAGATCAAAATAATCTCAAACAGGTATTGTATCAAAAAACTGACAATCGCTTTCAGAAGCTCTATCAACCATTCCCCCCATGTCCGCGGGCGGCATACGCTGTATTTGAACGGCGAGGGCGGCTCAAAGCCGGCCGTCATGTATTCCAACATTTGCCGGATGGTTTGAAATACCGAGGTCCGCGAATAAATCGCCATGGCAAACAACGAGTAGACAATAAAATATAACGCAATCAGGAGCGAGGCGACCCAGATGATCAACACGGACCACAATATCCGCAAAATGAACAACACAATCGTAAAAATGCCCAAGATGATGGTGCCGAATTTGATGGCCAGTACAATCCAATCCTCCAATAAAAACGTGTACAGGGCAAAGATCACGGCCATGGCAATCAGCAACGCCACCAACCAATTAGGTATATTCGTCGCCAGCGACTGGAAGAACAAATTCATTATCTTGGTCGTCATGTCCGCATAAATCACCAAGAGTACGATCAAGACAAACAAAATCATCGCGTTAATTTTGGGCCCCCAGACCGGACCCAAGACGAAATTGGCGTACCTCTGGAAAAACATCATCACCGCATTGATGAACGATACCTGACATACCACATATTTGAAGAACAAACTCAGAAAGATATTATGCTCTTTGAGCCATACCCACGAGATATCGTACGTTTTGACCGGATGACCATTCTCACGGTAACAGATCAAATAGTACCAATTGAAGAATATCCAGATGCAAATAAAGTACCAAATGATGTTTTGGATCGTCACGTACACGCACAGTCGGTCCAGGTCACTCGGGGCCACCCTCTCGTAAAATCCGACCCCCGAAAAGGTGTCCGTCACCATGCCGGAAAAATTCTGAATCACATTTTGTGTGTAAATGAGCGGGTAAGATGCGTAATAAATGCCCTTGTTCACTGCTTCAATGGCGTACTTCACTGCCGCATGTATGTTTTGCGAAAGGTCCATGTTGTTCAGCGAGGAATTCGGGTCGCCAATGGCCACCAGCGTCGTATTGTACGCCTTGGTCTCATTGCCCGACTGAATATATTGGATCTGGAACTGGCCTTGCCTCCCACCCAAAAGCAAATTGGACGCATCCATCGCGTTCTGGTAAGACTGGCACTGCGCGCGCGTCGCGATGCTGGTGGTGATGCCATTCGTGGGATCGTTCGCGTCAGTAATCGTGGAAAACCCCAAGAGTTGGTGTTGAAAAATCACCGGATGACATTTAGGAATACTATGGTAGCCCAAATAGTTGCCGAGGTTGTCCATGACCACTCCGGGACTGTTGCCGTTGCTATCCAACTCGGGGGCGGTTGTTTCTAACAACATCCCATACGTGGTTGAATTCGCTTGGGACGGGGGATGGGCCAGTTGCTGCTTGAGCGCGTCTTGGGCCGCCGCATCAAACCCCTCGGTCACCATGTCGTTGACGTTTTTCAAGGACGCATGAGTATCTGATATGTCAGAGGACCGCGGCGTTAACCATGCGAGGGTCACTTCCAGGGGAGTGGTCGCACGCTTGACGGGTTCGTTGGAGGCGGCGACGGTCGGCGCTTTAGGACCGGCGGACCCCATTGTCAGGGGTTGCCGCTTCACGTCTGACCCCATTGTCAGGGGTTGCCGCTTCACGTCTGACCCCGAGAACGTTTCAGGAACTTTCGTGCGATTCTTCTTTTTCTTCCAGGTGGTTTCATGCATCTAAATGGGGTGGAACCGACGTCGTATATATCTACGCACAGATAGATACGACACCAATACACCGCCTTAACGTGCATACATCATGGCACAGTTGCCCCCGATGAACGACAAGACATTGTACCGCTCCTCAAAGACCACCATGTTGTACTGGTAATTGTAGAGGCGCCAGTTGTTGTTCAAACTGATGCCGATGGGCTGCCCATTCACCCCACACACCACCGTCTCGGGTACATTGGTGGTATCGGTGGGTGGCAAATACGTGGTCAGTTCCAGTTCAATGTTTTTGAATTTACTGAGGTTGATGGCGCCGGACGGCTGGTATTCCCGCGCATCCGTGGACAAACAATAATTATAGCAATACAGCCCCTCCTTGGCCGAACCGGGCGTTCGCACGTATTTCTCCATATAGTCGTAAATACCCCGGGGATAGACATTTTCCCGGTAGTCGCCGTCAAACAAGATGCCCAGCGTCAACAAAATGTCCTTTTGGTTGTCGGCGTTGAAATCGCCGCTGATGTACAAACCCGTGCTGTACTTGTTATTAGGCAGATTCTGCGGAAAATAGTTGGGGCTTTGGTAGGGGCCGGTGGTCAACACCATATTGGGGTCATAAAAGGCGCTCTGCGTGCTCTCGTAAACCTGGTTGAACTGATTAAGGCTACCGTTGTACATGGGAGGCAGCGGCAGGGCCGCGGGCGGCACCACCACGTTGGACGGCAACGATTCGTAGGGCCAGTTCGTATAATTGCTCCATTCGTTGCGCATGTTGACGTCGTTGCGCTGCAAATACCACATCCACGCCGCGACCATGCCCATGGAATTCTCCAACTTGACCCGCGCGGTCTCCGTCACATTGTAAAATTGGTACCTAAAGACGTCCTTGACCAGGTAAATCTGGTCCTCCGCCGCAAACTGGCGCGATTCCTCGTTGGACAGGAAACAATACGTCGTCATCAGGTGCACGTCGGCATTCCACGTCGTGGTCTGGTTCTCGTACACCGTGGCAAGGCTCTGATAATTGGAATCAATGCGCACATCGGGCGGGGTCTGCAAAAACCGGTACATGCGGAACACGTCGTTGTTGAAATCCGGCTGAATGTACGGAAACTGGTTGTTGAAATCGGTCACATCGCGCACCTGAAAGAGTTCCTGAATGGGTCGCAGCGTGACCGTAATGGTCAATTCATTGTATTGGAGCGATATCAAGGGGAAGGCACACCGACTGTCTAAAGTGAACCACGTGTTGATGGGAATGTAGAGCGTGCGCCCCCGGATAGACGGTTCGCTCCCCGCCGAATTGTTGGTATAAAACGCATTGGGGTACATGTTGACCCGACCAAAGGCGTTGGCCGGGTCGTTCAGTTCGGGAACATGGCCAATCATCCGGTAAAACAGCGCCTTTTTCTCCTCGGTAAAGTCGCGTTCCACCATGGCCGCTAGGTAGTCACCCGTGTACCGCTGAATCAACGTGGACCCGCAGTTGATTTCCAGCGACTCAATCATCTGAATACCGAGGTTTTTGATCCAACGAAAGTCGTACGGCGCCCACTGATAATTGGTCTCCTGGGCCGGGTTATAAATCGGGCTCCAAATATCGGGCAACGTCACCACTAAATAGGTATCCATCAGCAGGTCGGCGTAACGCTTGACCTTGAAGGTGAATTGCGACGATGTGGTGAGCCGGAGATCCCGGGAACCCTCGTAATCCAACCGGAATTTTTGGAGACCAAAATTGGTATATTTAGAATAAACCACTTTGAAAAACGTCTTGGTCGGGTTTCCGTTCAAAATGACGTTGGCATTACCGACGGAAACAATATTCAACAATCCCCCCGCCATAAAAATCCTATACTCTATGATGGGATAAGCATTCTATGTAGCTTTCGCGTGAAAAAAATCGCCGAATATATTAGCCAACCGATATACGCACCATGAGTACCCTGAGAAAACTCATCATTGCCACCATTTTAATCGTATCCATCTTGGTCCTGTGGTTGCTCTTGGTACAACGCGCCCGGATTCAGCGCCTGCCTAGCAACCTAGATGAGGTTGCACGGACCACGGAAGGATTCACCTTGACTGATGCCAATGCTGCCATGCCGAGCCCCCAGACCAACGAGTTGCTCATCATGACCAATAGAACGACGCCTACGGGGATTGCCTCCTATAATGTGAGCAAAATGGGGAACTTGCCCCTGCGCGAGTATTGCATCAAGGCGTCCTACAACAGTGCCTGCACCGGAACCTATGTGACCTTGGACATGATCAAATACGTCATGTCACGGGGATGCCGCTTCTTGGACTTTGCGGTGTACTATTTGGAGACGTCCACACCGACCTTGAAGAGTGACCCCACCCTACAGAATTCGCGCCAACCGTGCGTGGCGTTTTCCACCGACCCCACGGGGGTCTCCATGACGTCCAAGAACTGTCTGCTGTTGACCGACGTGTTCCAGCGGGTGCGTGATTTCGCATTCCAGGGACCGTCGCCCAACACGGCCGACCCCCTGTTCATCCAACTGCGCATTTATTCAGGGGACAAGGATGCGTACCAAGACGTGGCAGCGCTCATCCAGCGGTATTTTTCCCGCACCCAGTACCGAGGCAAATTGGACCCGGCCACCGTGCGATTCGCGGACCTCGCCAAAAATGTGGTCATCGTCTTGGACAAAAACGTCATCCAGGACGCGGTATTCCGTCAGACCACGTTGCCCCAATATGTGAACTTGTATTCCGGAGGCATGTCCATGCTCAAATATTCGCCGCGGCAATTGGAGGCCATGCTCGTTCAGCCGGTACAATTAGTGGACGGCACGCAAATGTCCACCGTGAGCCGGTTCATTGCGGTGGAACCCGGCCCGGAAGCGGGAGGCGGGTCCGCCGCGAACCGGGCCAAGAGTTTCTGGTCGTGGATTTTCCCCAGTACGGCGAATTTAGACCTCAGTCTGGCGTTTTTCACGGAGAATTATGGGACCCAAATCGTGGAATACCCGTTTTATTTCCAGGGCGACCAGTTGGTGGGATATGAGGCGTTTTTTGCGGCCCAGGGGACGGCATTTGTGCCGTTTTACTTGGCCATTCCGTACCTACAAAAATACGGATTGGGAAACTTGTAATCCAATGACATGTATAGGATCCTATACATGTCCTAGGCAAAGGCACAAGGCACAAGGCACAAGGCACAAGGCACAAGGCGAAGCCGGGGCCGGGGCCGGGCCCGGGGGTTCTAGGCAGTGGACAGGTTCATGCAAGTGAGATAGGTTTCGTAAACAGGTTGGCAATGTTCCTCGGAAAAGGCGGCGCGGCATTCGGTGACATCACGCCATAGGGGGCGACAGTCTCGTACCACGGGCTTAGGGGGTGGGGTGGCAGGCGTCGGTGCGGAGGCATTGAATACACTGGCAACCAAACGATGTCCCATGGCGGACCCGGTGCCCAGAGCGACGCCTTCGGCCAACGAGGTCATCAAATGGGGTCCCTGGCTAGGAACCGGACCTTGGGCAGGTCTTGGGACAGGCGGAGGGTCCCGGCTTTTATTTTGCGGGGTCTTGAACGTGCGGGGCATCGGAAATCTTGCAAGGATACTATATAGTAGTAAAGGTTATCGCCATAGGCGCCGGAGACCGATGAAATACAAGACCAAATTATGCGAGGATAACATGTCGTTCCAAGAATGCGAACTCGCAATTTTGCGTCATGCCGTGGATGAGACCGAGGAAAAGGTCAAGAGTACCGCCGTACGCAACCCGGAAATTGACCAAATCATCGCCATTTTAGAAGAGTTTTTGGTGACCAAGAAACTCATTTGTTACGGGGGCACGGCCATCAACAACATCTTGCCTCGGGAAGCGCAATTCTACAACCGGGATGTGGAAATTCCCGACTACGATTTCTATTCACCCGAGGCGATGGACCATGCGGTGGAGCTCGCGGATCTGTATTACGCCAAAGGGTACAAAGAGGTGGAGGCCAAAGCCGGCGTGCATTACGGGACGTTCAAGGTCTTTGTCAACTTTACACCCATTGCGGACATTACCTATTTACCGGAAGCCCTGTTCAAGTCGCTGCAATCCGAGGCCATTTCCGTCGCAGGTATCCTCTACTCGCCGCCGGATTTTCTGCGCATGAACATGTACTTGGAATTGTCCCGTCCCCGAGGCGACGTGTCGCGCTGGGAAAAGGTGCTCAAGCGGCTCACCATACTCAACGAACATTACCCCTTTCACGTGAACTACGATTGCCAACAGGTCAATTTTCAACGGCAGATGGACGATATTCCTAAAGACGCCGACGAGAGTATCCAAGAAAAAATATACCGGACGGTGCGCGATACCTTGGTGGATCAGGGTGTCGTCTTTTTCGGCGGCTACGCCAGCAGCATCTATTCGCGGTACATGCCGGTCAAACAACGTCGCTTGGTGCAAAGGGTGCCCGACTTTGACGTCTTGTCCGAGACCCCGGAGAGGGTCGCCACCATTGTCCGAGAACGTCTGGCGGACGTCGGCGTGAAAAACGCCCAGATTGAACGGCGGGAACCCATTGGAGAAATCGTCCCCGTCCATTACGAAATCCGGGTCGGCAAGGATATTTTAGCCCATGTGTACGAACCCATTGCGTGCCACAGCTACAATCAAATAGACGTGGAAGGACGCAAGGTCTTTATCGGCACCATTGACACGCTGCTCACGTTTTATCTGGCGTTCAAATACGTCCAGTTGCCTTACTACTACCCCGACCGCATCATGTGCATGGCCAAGTTCCTGTTTGACGTCCAGCAGGAAAATCGCCTGGAACAGCGGGGCATCTTGAAACGGTTTTCGTCGGATTGCGTGGGTAAACAGGCGACGTTGGACGACATTCGCATTGAAAAATCCAACAAATTCAAGGAACTGGCGAACCAACGGGGCACCCGTGAGTACAATTTGTGGTTCCTCAAATACAGTCCTGGTACACCGATCAAGGCGACCAAGGCATGCCCCTGTGCCGCCAAGAAAGGGGGGCCGGGCCCGAGCCCTTCTAAGGCCGCGGCGGCCGCGGCCCCGGCCACCACCAAGAAACGCCGGCGACGGGCCGCGGCGACGACCCAACGTCGTGCCCTGATGAAACTGTTTGCGTGAACACGATGTATAGGATCCTATACATCTTGCTGGGAATGGGGGGGCATGGGGGCCGTGGGGTGGGGTGGGGTGGGGTCACCGGTTCAGGACGAACCGTTCGTTCAGGACCAACGGCACCGAATTGTAGGCCGTCGCAATGCCGGCCAGGCACTGGTTGGCATACGCATTCAAAGCGTCCAGTTCCTTGACATCGGACAAAAATGGGGCAAAGACCGGATGGTCCTTGGTGAGGCGGGGACGCGACTCCGACCCCGTTCGCCCACCTCGCCCAGGTACAAACGCACGAACTTGCAATCCCAATTCATAGTCGTGTTCGGTGTAGTCGCCACCCGCTCGACGCACTTCGGTCGCATGGTCCAACAGTCGGAACAGAATATCGGTGGCGGCCTGTTGCACCGTGTCCAGCACCTCGTAAATCTCGTGATTCTTTTGGTTGCGTTTGTCGCACCGTTGCAACAAGACCTTGAGTTGCTCCTCGTCAATCTCGTTCAGCAAGTACTTGATGCGCAATTTTTGGTTGGTCGTGACCCTGTTCACTTGATACCGGGGGACTTCAATGTCCCGAATATGCATGATTTCGCGCGCAATGCGCCAGACCCGGTCCGACACTTCCGGAAGATGCTGGACAATGGTAGACGTTTCTGCGACGACGTTCCGACGCAAGGACCGGATAAACATCGTATCCAGCACCTGCCGACATCCGCGGCCTTGTCCCTGTCCCTGTATCCGGTTATCGGCGACTTCGTCGCCGCCCGTCTGCCTGAGCCACTCAAAATAGTGCGGATTATGCACATTCGTCTCTATGCGCCCCGTATTCCAGCAAAACGCCGTATGACACGACGTGCAAAACATTTGCGGGCACCCCGAAATCCGGAATATCCCCATGCCGCAGGTGGGGCACGGCTTGGTATCGTGCCGCATGAGCGCCGCCGACGCCAACTGATCCGGGTGGCACGTGTGTTCGCTGTCGTGGGCCGGTCCCTTCAGTTCGTTGCACTGCGGACACGTCCATTGCTGACACAGTTCGCACTTCCACTGAGTACTTAAAAATCCGCGGCAACCGTCGGCCGGACAGGCGCGCACGAATTGCCGTCGTTCGGCAGTTGTCTCCCGGTCCGCCGAAAATGTGGCATTGTATGCGATTTGCATGTCGTTGCGACGCCCGTACAGTCGGGCGATTTCCAGGTTGATTCGGGCAATATCGCTCGCAATTCGCCGGCGGTTCAAAATGTTCTCCACCAACGGCTGCGTCGCTGGCAACAGGGCCCGTTCTTGGTCAAAAATCACCTGCTCCCGGTGCGCCTTCAGACGCTTATTCACAAACACCGCCGGGAACGTGGCGACAATGAATGCCCGTGTCCATTCCCGCCGGCATTCCGGAAGCATACATCGCGGCGCCGTTTCCGTCAACAAAAATTTCTGGCAACAGGCACTGCATGCCTCAAAAGCGCAGTAGGGACATGCCACACGAGAACGTAGCATTTTACTGTATTTTTCCGCACAAATGGTGCACTCGGACCCGGCAAGCGTCGTTTCTTCCATATGCAACTTGATATTACCGGTTACAATGGCGCAATGTCTATATATTTTACATCCTTTGCCACGGAAAAATTGAAACAACATGTGCTTCGGTACCTCACGTGGACCACACCGCCTCTCTATCTACCATTACCCGACGGGTCCGCTACGCTTACCCTACCGTTACCCGACGGGACCGCTGCGCTTACCCTACCGTTACCCGACGGGACCGCTGCGCTTACTATGGACAACCGAACGACCCCGCCCCCTGCCTCCGTCATCCAGAAGATAGAAGCCGACGCCTCCAAGAAAACGGCGGAAATACTAACCTCCGCGGTCCCCGATACCAACAAAGAAAAGGCATTGATAGGCGCTATGAATTCCGGGATGGAAGCTTTCCGGGCGCAAATGGGCCGGAACCCCACCTACAGCGAAATGCGCGCCATGTTCGGATAGGCGAAGCGGCAACCCTTGTAAAAACCACGTAAATCCATCCCGCCAGTTTAGAAGAGAGTGGTCGCCGTAGCCGTCCCCCCCACCATGTTTCGCCTAGAAAATGCCCACAAACTCGCAACCAAAGAAGATCCCCACCATCTTCACAAAATCCTCGGCGTCATTTGCATGGCCCACTTCGCTTACCGCATCGCCCTGCTCATGACCACCGGGAACATGCAGTTCCATCACCCCCAAGACGTGTATATGATCACCCTGCACGGAGCGCTGAGCGTCAGTTCCGTCGTGTTTCATTTGTCGTCGGTCCGCAACGCTCTGAAACCCATGATTTACCCCGAATTTCGGGACCACAGTATCCTGTTTGCTTGCCGTTCCGTGGCCGCCTGTTGCATGCATTACAGCGGTTGCCATTATCTGTGGACCATGTTGCTGTGTTTGTCTACGATGAACTCGGCCGACCGCATCACTCTATGCTACCAAGGCCCTGCTGCGCAGGGCAGCCGGACCACGACCATGCGCAACATGCCGTTTGACCACGGGATCACTCCAGAGGACCAACTGCGCATCGTGCGCATGCATAGTCGCATGCAACTCGGTGCCACTTGGTTCATGCTCATCAGCACGGACGCGGCATTTCTCCCCCTGTTTGCGATTCAACTGGCGGCCTTTTTAATGACGCTGGTACGCAAGAGCATCATCACGAGCCGGACCTGGCACCTGTTGTACTCCATCGCACTCTGGCTCAATTACGAGGTCCTGGCGCAATTTACCCCGGGACAACTGGTCATGGTGACGATCCTATACAATCTTCATCATCAGGTCTGTTTCCCGCGCCGCGCGAACAAGTACATGGTCTGGGTCACGCATTTTGTGGTGTACACGGCCTGGACAGAAAGCGGGTCGTCTGCCTATTTCACGCGGCAGGTGTATGGGGTTCTTGGATCCTTTGGACCCTTTGGATCCTTTGGTAAGGGGGCAGGGGCCGAGGTCTTGTGGATGCGGCTGGTCAAAATGGCCGTGGTCGGATACTATGCGGGGAATGTGCGGGCCTACTGGCCGCTGTTCGTGCTGCCCCCGGTAGAAACATAGACGTAACGCACTTAAGACACATAAGAGATAAGTAGCTAGACATGACCATGGCCGACCAGAGCCTAATGTTCGCCGCGACCGGGTTCTATTTCATATGTCACGTCCCCGAATTATACGCCAACTATGTGAACAAAAACGCGAACATGTACAACATGCCCGAGAAGATATTCATGTTGCTGGGCACAGTACTGGCGGTCACCTACGCCATCCAGTTGGGGGATTCGGCCATCTTGACCAATTACGGCCTGCAGCTCGGGATAGACGTGGTCGCCCTGACCATGCGCGGATACTATGTGTGGCTCAATTACTTCAAGACGACGGGGAATGCGACAGTCGCAGTCGCGTCGGACCCCGAGATTTCCACCTTGACACGGTGACGACGTCCTATTCTGTCGTCATCGTGTGATACTAATAATTATAGACCAAATTGTGTTGAATGCACCACTGGATGCATTTTTGGATGTTGGACTTGACCAAATTCTGGATTTTCACACGGTAAAAGTTCCGCTGGTTGGGGGTGTCCGAGACCCGACCTCGGCCCGTGGCCGGGAAATCCAGGTCCTCCACCCCTTTCATGACCGCGGCGTCTTTCATTTCGTCCAGCACGAGCGGTACCCGGCAATGGGGCATGCATTCGCCCACGATGAACGAAAGCGTGATATAAATATTCTCAATCTGGGCCTGCCCAAACACGATATTGATTTCCTCCATGCGGTTCAAGAAATGATGATGTATGGGAGCATCCGGACGAAAAATGCCGCTGATCCAATGTGTGGTCGTTTCGCCCATGATGCAAGGTACGGCCACGTCGTGTCCGGACTGCAGCATCTTCCGAAACGAGTGGAACAAGTACGGATAATATTTGTAAGACGACGTCGGCAAAAACCCTTTGCAGACCAGGTATTTCTCGGAATTGGCCATCCGACTCGTGTTGGGCTTGGTCAAATACACCTTTTCATACATGGACGACAAGAGCGCCATCATTTCTACCGTATGCTTCATGAAGACGTCAAAGACCTTGAGTACGAAACATCCCCCCGTTTTTTGCATGGAGAGAGCGTACACGATTTGACCGTACAGCAACTTGGTCATGTTGACTTCTTGGTGGTCAAAATCCAGGGAAAAGTCAAACCCGCCGTCGGCCGTAATCAGGTCCATCGTACCGCCGTACAATTCGTGCACATAGACGAAATTGTCCAACGACAGAATATTGCCGGTCTTGTCGCACCCGTTTTCCAGTTTCACTACATCCCGATGCTCATGCAGAAAATGCTGGGATTTTTTCCACCCGGGAATGTTGTAGTCATTGTTGTGCATATCCTGCAGCGTCATGCCAATGTACACGTCGTCGGGACGGTTGCGGTATTTGACCAAGGCCTCTATGAATCCCCCGGGCCCCTCGGCCAAATGAAACGTCCGTATGGGACCGGGAGCCCGGGTCCCCAGTTCAAAACCATGGATGAGCTCGGTCATTTTAAAAAAGGACCGGGACAGGGGGCGGTACCGGGAGATGCAGTATTTTTTGAAAGGAATGGTGGTATGAATGTACTCGTAGGTATTGGTGATCCGCTTGAACGTTTCCCAGTGTTGATCATATAGTTTGATTTGGTGTTTGATGTCGTTCAGATAATGCGACAACGACTCGTTGATGATGGGGGTAGGCGGCGTGTCGCTCTCCTGGACGTCCAAAAACATGTACAAGGAGGGAGGCAGCCTCGGCAACAAAAAATGGGGGGTCATTCGGTGTCGCGGGTCGGGGTGGGCAGCGTGAGCGGGTAAAATATTCCTCGGCACACACAAACGTCTAAACATCCGTATCGCCAAATGCTTATGTGTTTTTCGGGGGCGGGTCCGTGAACCCGTAAAGATCGTAATCTATCATGGTCTTCCAAAACCACAACCGTTCCAAGGTTTTCTCGTGTAAAATGGCCGACTGTTTGCGACCATACTCGGTGACGAAGAGTTTGTGTTCATTGTGTAGAAACACCCGCTCCATGAAGAATTTCCGCGCATTGGTATAGGCTTCGTACGTCGTCGCGTTTTTGGTGTGCATATGAAAGACGATGGATCGGTCCACGTCGTACGCGGTCAGCAAATCGGCCTCGCGCACAATATGGTAGGCGGTCTGATAATCGCCCAACTGCGGAAATCCGTGCTGAGCGACGTGCGAATACGACATGGACGACACAATGGCCTTGGTCATTTCGGTCTCTTTGTCGGTCAATTTATCCTGTAAAAAATGGTCAATCCTCGCAATTTCCGTCGTCTTGTCGGTATATTTGGCGTCGCACATGTCGTGCAAGATGGCGGCGGTGTAAATCATACGTTCTTGGGATTGTATACGGGGGCGAAGCTGTACCTCGGTTTTGAATATTTGGTGGGCATAATACAGCGTATTCATACTGTGGGACAAACCGTGGGATTCGTCAATACGATGTCGCAACGCGTAAGTGAACACGTATCCAAACAATTTAGAAATGAGCATCGTACGGCAAGTGATAGCGGGCGGGGGATCGGGGAGAGCGGGGGATCCAATACATTCACTGTGGGGCGACATCTTTGTATGGTTTTTGGGCGGGAGAACCGTTATTGGGGTCCTCATGCGGTAGCGGTCTCGGTCCCGGGAGCAGGGCACTTCAACACCATCTTGGTCTTCAATTTCCTGGAACGGTTTTCCGGGG